GTCAGGCCCCTACCCCTAGGGGGTATCCCCCCTACCCCCCGTGACCTGCGACGATGCCCTGTGACCAGGGCATATGCGATGCGACCACACGCGGCCCACAGGCCGCTAGCAAACATGCGATGCGATGCGATATGCCCATCTACGTGCAAGGATGCTCGAGGCCGGCTACTGCGTAGCCATGCATGCGCTATGTGTGCCCATAGTGGTGTGACCAGCGCATACGCGCTGATAGCAAACACTCACGCGCTGATCACAGCGCATGTCAATACCATGTCTCAGCAGGGCATATGGTGCATTGCGATGCACCTGGCCGCACTAGTCCCGCTAATAAGCTGCTCACTATGCGCCCGATAGGGCTCTTGTGGCACCTATGGCAGGAACAGGGCAGGGTCTCAGCAAACGGGTCTCAGCGTGCCGCTCAGCGGCCTATCCGGGCAGCTCAGCCGCTATTGCGGCGTAGCCGGCCACCGGTGATGTTATGAGCAGCATATGCGGATAACCGCAGGCCAGGACGTATTGCCGGCTGTTTGCTGGCACTTGCCGCGGCGCCGACGGGGCGCCAAAAACCGCCATCTACCAGGCACTTTGCGATTCGACTTGACATCCCCCGGCAGGGTCTGTAAGTTCGTAATTGTTCGACAGGCGCTAGTCGCCGGTAGCGGGGAAGATCCGCTGGTACAGTTCCGACCGGTAACGGGCGGGTGACCAGGGCCAACACGCTGGACTTGACAGCCCCCGCAACGGGTGCTAGTTTGGTAATCACAAGTTCACAGCGGCAGTCACAGCGGGTCGATTCCCCAAAGGGGTAGGACCGGGTGCGATCAGGACAATGGGCCTGAATCGACATTCTCCCCCGCAGCACTTGACAGCCCCCAGAGCTTGTGATAGCGTGAGAATCACAACAGCACGACCTGAAACTTGAGAACTCCATAGCAGTGCCCTTACCACGTACGGCGACCTGAACCGACAAATCCGGCAGGCCCGTGGGCTGAGATACAACGTGTAGCAATCGCGCCGATATGGTAATCGGGCCGGTCGACTGAGCATTTGGAGGCAGTCGGACGTGAGTACCGTAGCCAGACAGCGTGAAAGCGAATAGCCATGCGGACTGAGTTCGGCATATGTGCTCTCAGGTTTGATCCCTGAGCAATGGCTATGGGGTAGGCAGGCAGCGGTGAGACATCACTTCACGCCCCGGTTCGATTCCGGGCTACCCGCTTTGTACACCTGAGCTTTGATCGAAAGGAACCGACATGTTGGCAGAACACCGCGAGGTACGGGTCACGGCCCGCAAGAGCGTTCGGACCCCGTTCGTAGCACCTGAGCTTTCGGCCCCCCGCCTGGTAGACCTCGAGCTCGACAAGGGTCTCAAGGGGTGGACTGACCGCGATGTCAAGATCCCGACCGAGGGCGATGGACGGCCCAAAGGGATGGCTGAGCGGCAGCTCGAAGAGATGAACATCTCCGGTACCCGCATCATCCGCAAGCCACGGTCCCAGGCCCGCGTGGTCAAGGGATCACGCTACGGCATCTGACTTGACATCCCCCCGACGAGAGGCTAGGTTTGTGAACAGCAACGAACGCAAGATCTACATCGCAGGAATCGGCTGGGTCTACTGCCGAGGCAACAGCGTCTACCGTCGCTGAGACTTGACAGCCCCCGAAAGGAATGACAATGGCAACCCGTGTAGAGATCGCCCTGGCCAGCTTTGGACCGGCTGTGATCGCCGGCCTCGAGGGATCGACCGAGGTCACCCAGGCCCGCAAGGTGTGGGCTGAGCTGCGCGAAAGCGTCGGCTACAAGCGTTCGGCTGCAGCTCTGCTGACCAGCGGAGCGTCACAGCAGAAGCTGTCGAAGAACAGCCTGCCCAGCTTTGGACTGATGCTCACACCTGAGCGAGGTCTGATGGCCGCAAGCCTTCGGGATGTGCGGGAAGCCTTCGGCCTGAGCGGAGCGTTCAACCTCTGCCCGATGGCCAGCAAGGGATGCGCGGCGGCGTGCCTGTCACGCTCCGGGCAGTCAGGTATGCCAGCACAGCAGCGGGCTCAAGCTGTGAGGACCGCGTTCCTGCTGAGCCATCCTCATGAGGCAGGCTTGATCGTCGGAGCTGAGATCCGCACGGCGCTCCATAGGCATGGCTCGATCAACCTGCGGCTCAACACGACCAGCGACATCCGCTGGGAGCTGATCGCACCAGACATGGTGTCCAAGCTGTCGAGTGCAGGCGTGCTGATGTACGACTACACCGCGTGGTCTCCGAGTGATCGTGCCGAGTCTTCGGCCTACAGCCTGACCTACTCCGCAAAGGAGCCGGCCCACACGCCCGACGACTACCTGAAAGGCATCCTGACCAGCGGAGGCAACGTCGCGATGCCCTTCACCACGGCACGCGGCGAGGCTCTCCCGGAGGCGTGGCACGGCTTCCGAGTCATCGACGGCGACAAGAGCGACGAGCGCCGCAACGATCCGCGAGGCGTGATCGTCGGGCTCCGCGCCAAGGGTCACGAATGGAAGCGCGACAACTCTGCAGGCTTCATCCGCTCCGCTTGACATACCCCGAAGGGATCAATCATGCACGCACACCACATCCGAGCCCGCGAGATCAAGGTGGGAGACATCGTGCTCACGCCCCTGGCGAGCAACCCCCGAGTCATCTTCACCGAGCCGGCCTTGGACGTATGGGAGTACGAGGAACGGCTCAACGTGTGCTCTACCGGCAACTACCTGCAGTTCGGTCTCGAAGACACCGTGACCGTGCTGCGACCAGAGGAGGCGTGACGTGCTCGAAGAGGTGTGGATGCGGACAGAGACCGGCGATGCGTTCCTCGTAGGGATGCTGAGCACCGCTCAGGCCGAGACGCTGGTCAAGAACCTGAAAGCCGAAGGCATCGACGCCTTCCGGCTCGACTGAAAGGCACGACATGGCACAGCGATTCAGCAGCTTCGAGACGTGGCTCAAGGGTGTCGACCACGTCATCGGATCGATCACCGGAGGTCTGTCTCACCGAGACATCGCAGACCAGACGTGGCACGACTGGTTCGACGCCGAGTACACCCCCCGACAGGCAGCCCGTGAGGCTCTCGAAAGCGAAGGATTCCCGTTCTGATGTACGAACTGACCGTGATCAAGGTAGGCACCGAGAAGAGCGTGACCGAGAAGGCTTCACGCCCGGTGGTGCTGATCGACCACCTCGAGTCTGCTGCTGGCCGCGCCGGCCTCGACGTTGTCCACATCCGAGACAACATCCAGGGAGACATCCTCAAGGACGGCCAGATCGTGTGCGAGTGGTCGGTGATCGCGTGCTGACCGAGGACTGCCACAAGTGCGGCTACCAAGGCATGCACGACGAGGATTGCCCGCTCTACGGATACGAGGAGTACCCATGACCCCCAAGCCAATTCGAGTGTTCGTCTACGTCAACCTTCACCAGACCCGCAAGAACGGCAAGGTGTGGTACTCCGTGCAGGCGCTCGAGGGTGACTTCAAGGGTCGAGTGATCCACCGAAGCGGTGACGTGCTCCTGGCCCACGCCAAAGGTGTGGTCCGCAAGGCAGGCCGCGAGCGTGTGCTCCGCGAGGGCCGCAAGAACGTCCACGCCGGGATGGTGGGGGAGCTGATCAGCCTGCTCCCTCAAGACTTCGTCGGCTCGAAGATCACCTACAACCCCTACAAGTACTCGACGTTCGTCCACGCCAACACCGAGGTTCCCTTCACCGGGACGTGGGACCGCGTCTACCTGAGCGAGTCTGGCGTACGCGCCGCTTGACATACCCCGAGAGGAAGACATGAGGAGAATCGGCTCGCTGTTCAGCGGTGTCGGCGGGCTGGACCTCGCCGTCGAGGATGTCTTCGAAGGCATCACCGTCTGGCAGTCCGAGGTGAATCCACACGCCGCGACGGTCCTCACCAAGAGGTTCGGCGTGCCCAACCTGGGAGACATCACCCAGGTGAACTGGCACGAAGTGCCCCCGGTCGACGTGCTCTGCGGTGGCTTCCCATGCCAAGACGTGAGCGCAGCCGGCCTACGGGCCGGGATCGGGGAAGGTACCCGCTCCGGGCTCTGGCAGTACTTCGCAGAAGCTATCGACATCCTGCGACCACAGCATGTGGTCATCGAGAACGTGAGAGGACTACTCAGTGCCAAAGCCACAGGGCCACAAGGTGTTTCAATCCGAGCGATGGGTCGAGTTCTCCGGGACTTGGCCGACATCGGGTACGATGCGCGATGGAAGACTCTCGCCGCTGGAAGCGTCGGAGCCCCGCACAAACGGGAGCGAGTCTTCATCCTCGCGACTCCTACCGACGCCGGTCGTGAGTGATGCCGCCAGCGCGGCGCGTCACACCACGAACACCGGAGTCATGCACACCGGGACCACGCTGACCGACGCGGTGCGAGGGTTGCTCCCGACACCGTCCGCTCGAGACTTCAAGGGACCGAACCCCAACGCCCGCCAGGGCGGCGATGACCTGCCCACGGCGGCGCTGAAGCTGCTGCCGACACCTGAAGCCAAGTCTTCGACCGCAGGTCCAGACTTCGCACGGGCGAACCGAGCGGGATCCGGTGGCGATGACCTCGTCACCACCGTGGCCAAGGCGACTCTCGGAGAGTTGGACTGGGCCGAGTACAAACCAGCTATCGAACGATGGGAGGCACTGACCAGGCCGGCTCCGTACCCGATTGAGCCGAACAGCAAGGGAAAGCCAAGGCTCGCAGCACGATTCAGCGAGTGGATGATGGGCTGGCCAGAGGGATGGGTCACAGACCTGATCGACCCCGAACAGCGCCGACGCCCGCCAGAAGGCTACATCTCCCGCACCGAAGCCCTCCGCATGGTGGGCAACGGCGTCTGCAGCCAACAGGCAGCACAAGCCTTGAGAGACCTGCTCTCAGCTTGACATACCCCGAAAGGACACCATGACCAAGTTCCTGCTCTCCCTCGCCGCTGTCGGAGCCATCTTCGGAGGCATGTACGTCTTCAACGACGCCGCCGAGGCAGCGCCCACCGTCCCGTTCTCGCAGGCCGACTTCCCCTGCCAGGAGGACGAAGTCTTGGGCTACGCCCCGGAGTTCGGCCCTGACAGCGTCGGCTGCATCCACATCGACCTCCTGAAGGGGTGAAACGCACAGTGACCGAACAGGTACGGGCACGGCTCGAGCTTCGACGCTCGAACGCCGCCCAGAAGCACCGCAACCGCAAGCGCGAGCTGAAGCGCCCCGGCAAGGGCAACCGCTCGAACTGGAAGAGGGAGGCGTGATGTCGACCAACCCCGCAGTGTGGCGGGCTCGCAGCCTGTTCGACACCTACAGCCGGTCCTCGCAGCACTACGACGAGCCCGAGCAGACGGCGCTCGAAGACATGCTGGCTGACCTGCGGCACTTCGCCGCCGAGAAGGGGCTCGACTGGCAGAAAGCCACCGACATGGCCGATCTCCACTTCGAAGAGGAGTCCGAGTCATGACCGACTGGTTCGAAGACATCGCCCGGTTCACCCACCTAGCCAACCAACTCCACCGAGAAGAGACCGAGGACTGACATGGACAGCAAGACCGCGAAGATGCAGAGCAAGGTGGCCAAGCTCCTGCGGCAGGCCGAGGACGTAGCCGGCACCCCCGAGGAGGCCGTCTTCCAGGCGAAAGCCTTCGAGCTGATCAGCAAGTACGGCATCGACATGGCCGCGCTCGACGCTGAGAAGCGAGGGTTGGACATCTCCGAGCTGCCCGACGCGCAGCGGTGGGAGTGGACCTTCACCGGGAAGTACGTCGCTCAGCAAGCGTTGCTGCTGAACAACCTCGTCACGGCGCTGCACGGCAAGGCGGTGCTCAGCACGCACCGAGGCACCAAGACGCAGACGCTCATCGTCTTCGCGGTCCCGCGCCATCTGGAGCGGATCCAGTTCCTGTGGGACATCCTGCGCCCCCAGATGCTGCGCCTGGTCGAGAGCGTTCGTCCCGAGCATGAGCTGTACGCCGGGATGAAGTACGACTACCGCACCGGGGAGTACAAGAAGCGTTCGACCGCTGGCCAGCTCAAGAGCTACCGCCGCGCGTGGATCGCTGGCTTCGGCCAGGCGGTCGGTGACCGCGTCCGCGCCGAAGAGAGCAAGGCTCTCGAAGGCTCGACGGGCAACGCGTTGGTGCTGTTCAAGGGCGACAAGGAGCGGGCCGCGGTGGCTCTCCGCACCGCGTTCCCGAGGGTTCGCACGTCTCGCGGTCCTCGCTTCAACAGCAGCGGCTACGCCCACGGGCAGAGGGATGGCCGCAGCGCCACGATGCAGAACTCGCTGGCGTCGTGATCCGACGCACGCTGCTCTCGTCGGCCCTACTGGCTCTGCTGGCTACGGCCAGCATCCAGGTGGGGCCGGCTCCCGCCCACGCGGTGACTCCCGAGTGTTGGGCTCACCTCGCTGGCGTCGACAAGGCCAACACGCCCGCCGCTGACCGGAGGTACCACCTCGAGCGCGGTCAGCATTCCCCATGCACCGAGCAGGACGCGAACGAGGGGTCACGTCCCGCTGACAGCGCCCGCCAGGGCGACGACAAGCCCGACGAGGGCAAGTCTCGATTCTGCAGAAAGCGGTGGTACTGCTGAGGTTCAGGGCGAAATGCACCGGATGTACGACCGAGTTCAAGTCCGAGAAGAGGAGGATCTTCGGGATCTCGATCCGACAGCACGAAGTCATGACGGGCCACACCGTCAAGGTCAAGTAGGAGGCACCATGCAGTTGTTCGTCGCGACCATCGAGACCCGCTACCAGACGATGGCTGTCGCCAAGACAGCCGGCGAAGCGATCCGGCTCGCCTCGATCCGAGCTTTCGAGTTCCTGCAGCAGGCAGGCACCGAGTTCACCGGACCCGAGCAGATCATCGAGTACTTCGGCGTCACCGTCACCGAGGTTCCGCTGGGCGGGGCGGTGATCGTGAGCTGATGTACTGCCCGGTTTGCGACAACGAGGTGGACGAGCACGACACCGTGGCTTCCTGCCCCTGGTGCGGATGGACAGACGAGGAGGAGTGATGTTTGCTGTAGGAGAGGAGGTGTACGCCAAGGAGCAGGACTGGCCCGCCAGGGGCGTGGTCACCGAGGTTTGCGACGACGGCACTGTCAGTGTCGAGTGGCAGACTGACCACCTCATCGAGGAAGGAATCGACCCATCTGAGCTGGACCTCTGGAAGAACGAGACGTTCTACCAGGGCATGTAACACAGTGAGCCCGTCTAACCGATAGAGAGGAGTCGCGATACCCGGTTCTATAGGAGATCTAACGTGATGCTCGTCACGAGGTTTGCTACCTGTGAGTAGCGCCCCGTAGATTGCATTCCGTGGGCACAGACACCTCGCAGCCGGCGAGGGGGATCTGGGTGGGGACCAGCGCAACACAACCGAATAGGTCCAACACATTCGCATGAAAAGAGAGATAGACTTGACAGGCACCAACATGTCCCCGTAATGGGCGGGGACAATTCACCTTTCTCATGGAGGGAAACATGAGCGGCAAAATATCGACCCTCGAGATAGTCAAACCGACTTCGAGGATGGCACTGACCCTCAGCTCGATTGAGGATCTTCGCAGGAAGGGGTACAACTACCAGCAGATTGCAGACATGCATGGCGTGACTCGCCAAGCTGTCGAATGGCATGTGCGCGTTTACGGAGGGCACTTGAACACGCGGCAGCAGGTCAAGGCTCTCTGGCCGTTCGACACTCGCAAGCCGATGGACAAGTCGAAGGCTTACCAGAGGCTCCGCGACCACGGTGAGTACATGGCCATCGGTAGCTTCCGCACGATGGGTGAGGACAAGCGCAAGCGCCTCTTGTCGTGGTGGAAGATGCTGCGAGAGAACGACGTAGTGGTGGAGTTCGACCCCAACATCAAGCCGTACCCAGGCATGTCGGGTGGCGGCTTCAGGTACGTCCCCCGCGAAGAGCGGGATGACGATCTCCTGATCCGGGCGAACGAGCACACCAATCTCACCGAGAAGGCCGAGATGATCTGGTCCTGGCCAGATGACATCGAGGAACTCCTTGGGGAGCCCTAAAACACAGAACGATGGTTGCGTTGTCAAACCCCCTGGCACGCAACAGGTAAGGATACGAAAAGTGCCGCTCACGCACGTTGCCCGACTGTTCCCAGAGATCGTCCACACCGAGCCCAAGGTGCTGGTGCATGAGCGAGGATGGCTCTACGCCCAGACCTGCCAGACATGGTGGGCGGATTCCCCGGAAGCAGACCCGGTAGACATCCTCCTCGTCTACAAGAGTCCACGCGTGAAGGCCACGCGGGCGATGTACAAGCCCGTGGCCGACATGCTGTTGGGCGCCAATCGGCTCGAGGTAATCGGGCAGGGAAAGAGGTTCGATACCAACATGATTCACGGTGACAAAGGAGCCGATTATCTGGTGACGCGGATGACCCAGGCCAACGAGTTCCCGGGGGGTGGGCTCGACATGGACCTAGTCCGGGAGAAGATCTCCGCTGCCGTCCACGACGTTCTCGGTGTCGCGCTGGCGGCTGCATGACCGAGACCAAGACCTCGCTCCCGCTGCGGAGCGTCAGCCAGCTCAACCAGTACACGCGCTGCCCGATGGCGTACAAGCTGGCTCGCATCGACAAGGTGTGGGATCGCCCAGCGGCGTGGCTGCCGCAGGGGACCGCGTTCCACACGGTCGCTGAGACCTACGAGAAGCGCCGCGCAGAGGGCCATGAGATGACCCTCCAAGAGGCCCAGGATCTCTTCAAGGAGGAGTACGCCAAGGACATCGGTCGCCTCGCTGCCGAGACGCCCAACTTCGAGTGGTGGTTCTGGTCTGGCCCGTACAACGGCGAGCGTGACATCGAGCGCCGCTACCACGTCGGGCTCGAACAGGTCGAGAAGTTCTGGAACTGGCGCAACGCCAAGGGACAGACGATCTGGGTGACCCCCGATGGCAAGCCGGCCATCGAGCTGTCGTTCAACATCGAGCTGGACGGCATCAAGGTTCGCGGCTACATCGACGCCGTCGTTGTGGTCGACGGCAAGCCTCGAGTCCGGGACTACAAGACGGGCAACTCGCCTGGCGATGACTTCCAGCTTGGGGTCTACGCCTGGGCCATCGAGGAACTGTACGGAGTCAAGATTGACACCGGCGACTATTTCATGGCGGGGAAGAAGGGCAGGCCGGCTAAGCCGACTGCACCCTACGACCTCACAGAGTGGACGCGGGAGAAGATCTCCGAGAGGTTCCGAGAGGTCGAAGAGGGCATCCAGGCGGGGAAGTTCGACCCGCTCCCGGAGTCCGACAAGTGTCAGTTCTGCAGTGTCTCGTACCACTGCCCCGTTTTCAGCACCTGACCTTGACATCCCCCGTATTACACGTATCCATTTAGGCAGGCAGAAATGAAGGAATACCGCACCGAAGTCGAGCAAGACACGACAGGGTCGACGTTCGTCGAGCTGGGGCCGATCCCCGAGCTGCCGCCCTGGCACGCCCAGGCGCAGCCCTCGCGCTGGCCGTTCCCCACCGAGAAGGCGGGGTTCCGGTTCGCAGAGGCCCACAAATCTGACCACCCGAACCGCGAGGTAGTGGTGGCCACGACAGACGGGCAGAGGTTTGTCCTCTGACCCGAACTTGACAGCCCCCGAGAGGACAGCATGAAGAAGGACTGGGATCCCAACCACCCGCTGCTGCGGTCGCCGCTGGCACCGCATGAGACGGCGGCGGTGCTGCGAATGCACCGAGCCGGCCACAAGGGCGCGAAGATCATGTCGATCCTCAAGCTCCGGGGCACCGCTCTGATGAAGCAGATGGAGAAAGCCTTGGCCGACGAGACCAGCGCCGCCGCGCAGGGTCGCAAGATCCACGACGCCAAGATCGACCCGAAGCTCATCAAGTGAAGCCCGTCATCCGAGAAGCCTTGGAGGTGGCTTCGCTGCTCAAGGGGGAGAAGGACGCCCTCGACCTCCTGGCCGACGTGCTCGTCGGTCTGATCGTTGACACCTACGGCCCCGAGTTCTGAAAGGACAACCATGACAACCGCACTCAAGTTCTACGACAGCCTGCCCGAGGAACAGCCCCGCGAGGAGCGCCGCTCTGCGCTGGCTGACTTCGCGGAGGCGCTGATGCGCCGCCCCGGCGAGTGGGCCGAGTGGCCCAAGTCGTTCGACCGCGAGCACCAGGCGTACTGCTGCAAGAGCAACGTCAACACGGGCAAGCTGAAGAACTTCCCGCGTGGGCAGTTCGATGCCGAGAAGGTCGGCAAGCGCGTCTACGTCCGCTACATCGGAGCGGAGGGCTGACATCTACACCCCAAGGCAATCCCTCTACATCCGAGGATCAGCCGGTGACCCGCTGCCCCCGGTGTGGGAAGCCCTCAGCCAGAAGGGAAACCACCTCAGACGAGGCCAACTGGTCCTGGTATGCGCTGGCCCTGGTACAGGAAAGTCAGCGTTTGTCCTGGCTTATGCGCTCAAGTCGAAGGTACCGACGCTCTATTTTTCCGCCGACTCTGACGCATTCACGCAGCTCAGCCGGTCAGTCTCCATCCTGAGCGGATGGTCGCTCGAGAAGGCCACACGCGCTGTCCGCAACGAGGACATCGGAGAGGTGGCAGACGAGCTGGACGAGCTGCCGATCAGGTTCAACTACAAGGCATCCCCTTCGTTGGACGAGATCGAGAACGCGTTGGCGGCGTATGACGCGCTGTACGAGGACTTCCCGGCGCTGATCGTGGTCGACAACATCACCAACGTCCGAACGGACAGTAGCGACGGTGATGACCCGTTCAGCGGACTCGAATCGCTGATGGACTACCTGCACGAAATGGCCCGCGAGACGGGCTCATGCGTGATCGGGCTCCACCACGTCACCGGCCCGCACAACGACGGCGACAAGCCGATCCCGTTGTCGGGCATCAAAGGTCAGATCGGGCGCGTGCCCGAGATGATCATGACCCTCCACCGCGTGTCGGACGGCTTCGGTCCCGACTCGCTCAACGTCTCCACGGTCAAGAACCGAGGGGGGAAGTCGGACCCGTCGGGGCAAGACTTCGCTTCGTTGGAGTTCGTCGGAGAAACCATGCAGATCACCGACTTCGGTGTCTGACTTGACAGCCCCCTGAAAGGAACCAGATGAACCCGAGCATGATGCCGAAGAAGGTCAACCCGATCCGCACCCAGGTGCTGGGCGGACTCATCGAGACCAAGGCGGTCTCGTCCACCTTCAAGAAGGTCGTGAAGGGCGACGACGGCAAGGAGACCGTCGTGTCCATCAAGCGCACCCGGCAGGGTCTGCGCTACCCGCTGGCCCAGAACGTCAGCGACGAGAACGTCGACCGCCTGGCGAAGCGGTGGATCGCTTGAGCACCGGAGAGTTCGTCATCGTCATCGAGCTGGCGCTGCTTGTCGGCGGCATGTTCGGAGGTCTGCTGCGCGGCCCGCAGGGGCCGCAGGGACCGCAGGGATTCACAGGGGAGAAGGGAGAGCCCGGATGGAGCTGAAGCGCAAGACGATCCTGACCGAGAGCGGTTTCCGCGTCGGCGTCACCGAGGTCGGTGCCGGCGTCGTTCCGCTGGTGTTCCTGCACGGCCTGAGCGTGAGCGCCCAGGCGTACGAGGAGCTGCTGGTGGCGCTCGCTGAGCGCGGGTTCCGAGTCATCGGGCTCGACGCGGCCAACCACGGCGACAGCGATGCGCTGCCGTGGGGCCACACCATCGAGGACATGACCGAGGTCACCCTTTCCGCGTTGGACGAACTTGACATCCCCCGTGCGATCTTCGCAGGCCACTCGATGGGTGGCGGGATGGTGGTCGAGATCGCCGCACGGCATCCCCACCGGGTCGCCGCCGCGATCCTGCTGGACGCGGCTGCCGGTGCCGAGCACCACAAGGGCGTGGCCATCACGCCGGGGCCGAGCATCCCGTACCGGGCGCTGAAGTTCCTCGTGGGCGGTCTGACCGACGTTCTGGGTGACGGCATCGAGGCACTGCGGAATCGGACGCCCAGAGAGCGTGTGGAGCTTCTGACCAACCTCCGGGAGTCGGTGGGTGGTCTGCGGTTCGTTCGTTCGGCCTACGCGCTGATGAAGGCCGACACCGTGCCCCTGCTCAAGGCGATGTTCAACCACGGCGTGCCCACGGCGGTCCTCCACGGGCTGCACGACCAGATCGTGCCCTACGAGGCCGGCTTGAGCGCCGCTCAGTTGACCGACGCGACGTTCTACGCGGTCGACGGCTACCACTCATGGATGCTGGCCGATCCCGATCTGGCCGGTGACCTGATCCTCCTGGCGCTGTTCGATCTCGTCCCCCAGCGGTACGTCATGGGGGCCGAATGATCAACGGTCTGATCATCGGCTACGGGATCCTGACGTGGCTCTGCCTGGTCCTCGAGAAGGGGGAGGAGGCGGCGCATGGCGCGGCGGAAGAGAGCGGCAGCACCGCGACCTGACTCCGGGAAGTGGTGCGTCGACTGCAAGGCCGAGGGGATCAAGGCGCGGCGCAAGACGCCGTGGCCAGGTCCGAGGTGTGCCACGCATCACCGGGTGACCAAGCAGACTCGCTCGACGGGTACCTGGGCGGCGAGAATCCTTGCCACCTACGGGATCACCGCTGACGAGTACTGGGCCATCTACGAGTTCCAGGGCGGTCGCTGCTACATCTGCCAGCGAGCCAACGGCAAGCACAAGCGCCTGTCGGTCGACCACGACCACAAGACGGGCATCGTCCGAGGGCTGCTCTGCACGATGTGCAACAAGTACACGCTGGGCTGGGCGAGGGACTGCATCGAGTTCTTCAAGCGGGCCATCGAGTACCTCAAGAACCCGCCAGCAGTGCAGGTCATCGGGGAGCGCATCGCGCCTATCGAGGCCGAGAAACTTGACATCCCCCAGAAGGAGAGTGCATGAAGTTCTACCGAGTCGAATGCCGAATCGCCTCCGACAGAGGCGAAGAGGAGCTGGGCCAGTTCATCGAGGGTGTCCTAGAGGGCCACTTCCAGAACAAGGTCGAGGGACTCAGCGTCTACGAGGTGTGCCTGTGACGTGAACGACTCACCGATAGCGCGGGCGATCCTCCGGTACTACCCGGACTGGGAAGCTCCGCCGAACCACTACGAGTGGAATCGCTGTCTCTGCCCTTTCCACGGGGACGAAACGCCCTCTGCTGCAGTCAGTTACGACCTGCAGGGGTTCAACTGCCTGGCCTGCGGGGTCAGGGGAGACGTGATCTCGATCATCCGACACGAAGAGGAGGTGAACTATCCAACGGCTAAGCGAATCGCAGAGGAAGTATCTGTGGGATGCAACGTCCCGATACAGAGAAAGCCTGAACGGAAGCCCAGCCGCCGCGTATTTGGAGAGCCGGGGGCTTCTCGAACATCACGTTCGACCGTACGGCCTGGGGTACGTGGCAGACCCACTCCCTGGTCATGAGTACTACCGGGGCTGTCTGGCCATCCCGTACATGCGCTGGTCGCCCTGGCGGAACTGGTCGGTAGCGGCGATCAGGTACCGCCGACTCGACGGCGGCACTCCGAAGTACATGACGATGCCGGGGGATAAGCCACGGCTGTACAACACCCACGCGCTGGCCCGCTACTCGCGGGACATGGCGATCACCGAGGGTGAGATCGACGCCGTCACAGCCGAGCTGTGTGGCATCCCAACGGTCGGTGTCCCCGGATCGCAGATGTGGAAGCCCCACTTCCGCGAGCTGTTCCTGGGCTACCGCAACGTGAACATCCTCGCTGACGGCGACGAAGCCGGAATGGAGTTCGCGAAGTCGGTGGCCAAGACGCTGCCGAACGCACGAATCATCCCCATGCCAGACGGCGAGGATGTCAACTCACTAGTAACGACGCAGGGCAAAGACGCTCTGTTGGAAAGGATTTCATGAGAACGCTGTTTGCTCCGGTGACGGTGTACACGCAGCCTCTGTGCAAGCCGTGTGACCGGGTCAAGGAGAAGCTGACCGAGGCCGGCGTCGAGTTCGACGCGGTCGACCTCATGGCCAACGCCGAGGCGTACACCTACGTCCGGGACGTGCTGAAGGCCAGCTCCACGCCGGTCATCGTGACCGACGCGCTGGACCCGATCATCGGCTACCAGCCCGACAAGCTCTCCGAGCTGATCGACTACTTCAGCGCATCGGAGACCGGCCTGTGAGCATCCTGACCAAGGCCGAGGAGATCATCAACGGCCAGCGTGCCCAGGACTACGGGGACGCGTTGGAGAACCACCAGCGCATCGCCAACCTCTGGAACGCCTACCTGCAGAAGCCCGCCGTCGATCCTCACGACGTGGCCGTGATGATGATCCTGCTGAAGATCGCCAGGTTCATGGAGAACGGCTACCACGAAGACACGGTGGTCGACATCGCCGGTTACGCAGGGGTTCTGGAGAAGATGCAGCTCCCCAAAGAAGAGCGGTACGCCGCACCTACCCTACGAGGGGAACCCGTATGACAAAGAGGATCGTAGTGATCCCCGACACCCAGTTGCCGTTTGACGATCCCCGCGCCCTGCGGGCGGTCATCAAGTTCATCGGTGACTTCCAGCCTGATGAGGTCATCCACATCGGGGACGTGATGGACTACCCGTCGCCTGCTCGATGGAGCAAGGGCACCGCCGAGGAGTTCTACCCGGTGATGCTCGAGCACAACGAGATCGCCAAGCGGCGGCTCCTTGGGCCGCTCCGCAAGGTGTTCAACGGCCCCATCGGGTTCCACGAAGGCAACCACGACCTGCGGCCACGCGACTACCTGACGAAGTACGCGCCGGCCCTGGCCGAGTTCGAGGACTCGTTCCACTTCGAGAACCTGTTGGACTTCGACAGCTTCGGCATCACGCTGCTGCCTGACTTCAACGAGTTCGCACCGAACTGGGTCACCACCCACGGCCATCGCGGTCAGATGAGCATCTCCCGGATCGCCGGGGCCACGGCGCTCAACGGTGCGAAGCGGTTCAACAAGTCGGTGGTGATGGGCCACACCCATCGCCTGGGCGTGCTGAGCGAGTCCTTCGGGTTCGGCTCTGTCGTTGGCAAGTCGGTGACCGGCTTCGAGGTCGGCAACCTGATGGACATGACGCAGGCGTCGTACCTCAAGGGCGGAACGGGCAACTGGCAGCAAGGCTTTGGCCTGCTGACGGTCGACGGCCCGTACGTCAAGCCCGAGATTGTCCCTATCGAAAACGGTCGCTTCGCGGTCGATGGCCACGTCTGGAGGGTCTAGAACTTGACAGCCCCCAAGCTGCCGTACCTGCACCACAACGCACGGTCACGGCAGATCACATCGAGAGAGATCCGCGAGGTGTTCGCGGAGGAGATCACACGCGGCCTGGATCGCCGCTTCGACCGGGAGGAGTACCTGCGGAGGGTGATGCCTTGAACGACGACATCCTCCGAAAGGGAGCCCGCAAGGCTCTCTGGGCCTGGAAGCAGGACGACAGCGAGCTGGACGACCTGACCAACGACCTGTGGGTCTGGTACCTCGAACGGCCCAGCACCCAGCGGAAGATGGCCAAGCTGACCGACAACGAGGCGGTCGAGACGGTCAAGATCGCTGCGCTGCAGATGCTTAGCGGCAAGCAGCTCAGCTCCAACGAGTTCAACGGGCGCAACCTGTACTCGTCGGAGGCCGTCAAGGACGCTCTGCGAAGGGCGTCGACCAATCGGTATCTGGTCGACATCCTGCCCCTGGCGATCAAGTCGCTGGACAAGCAGAACGAGGGCTACGTCGAGGCGATCAGGAGTCGGTACGACGACGGCGTCATCCCGGCTCAGGGCTCTGATGCGGTCAAGCTCACCAGGGCGGTCAAGTCGCTCACCGAGCACGTCAACGTCATCGCGATCACCGCTGGTGTCGACGCAGACGGGAACGTCACCGAAGGGCCGGGAAGCCGGCACGCGGTGTTCCCTGAGACGCGGAAGACCAAGGGCGAGGGTCACTCTGACCCGACTGCCGACATCGCGATCATGCTCATCGAGCATCCCGAGCTGCGGGATGACTACCTCGAAGAGACGCCGATCCCCGAGTTCCTTGGGGGGAGGTGCTGATGCACAACATCCTTGATCCGATCTTCAACGGCATGCCGGGTTCGGAGCTGTACCGGGGCGAAGTCTTCCCAGAGCTGTTCCCCGGCAAGCGAATGATGCTCGAGAACTGGCCGCAGGAAGACCTCGAGCTTTACGTCGGGGGGATCTTCACTCCGGGCTACGGGCAGCGATGAAGAAGGGCACCAAGGTCACCGTCGAGCGCGACGAGACCAAGTACCCGGCCACAGGCACCTGGAAGCAGTTCCGGGGCAAGAAGGGCGTCGTGACCTGTGAGGTTCGCGGCGCAGGCCCGGTCGAGTACGGCGTCTCGTTCTCAGGCGGCGACACATCTGACGCCTATTTCAAGCGATACGAACTGACAGAGAGGAAGTAGTGGCTGACGAAATACCGTGGGGGCCAGCGGGAAAGCTTGTGTTTGACCGAACATATTCCCGAACGAAGCCCGATGGATCCAAGGAATCCTGGCCTGAGACCGTGGAACGTGTGGTGGCCGGGAACCTGGCACTGGTCCCCGAGCGATACCACCTACCAGACGAACGAGAGCAGCTCGTCCGACTGATCAGCGAGTTCAAGCTCCTGCCAGCGGGCAGGCACTTGTGGGCGTCGGGCGTCCGCAACGCCCAGCACCTGTTCAACTGCTGGGTGGCCGGGTGGACCGACACACCGTCGGATCACTTCGCCTTCACGTTCCTTCGCCTCATGGAGGGCGGGGGAGTCGGTGCGAACTACAGCAACCGCTTCCTGGCGCATCTGCCGAAGGTCAAGCAGGAGCTGTACGTCCACATCGTCTGTGACCCAGAGCATCCCGACTACGAGGCGATGAAGGCGGCAGGCATCCTGTCGACCGAATACGACCCCGACTGGGTCGGTGCCTTCGAGGTCGAGGACAGCCGGGAGGGCTGGGCAGCGGCGCTGACAGACCTGATCGACACCCACTACCGGGACGAGGTCAGTCACTTCCAGCGGGTCTACGACGTGTCACGGGTTCGCCCTGCCGGGGCGAAGCTCAAGACGTTCGGCGGCACGGCCAGCGGCCCTGAGCCGTTCGCTCAGATGCTCATCAAGGTCTGCGAGATCTTCAGCGAGCTGGTTCACGACCAGGACTACCTCGACGGGATCTCGGCCATGATGGTCGACCACGCGATTGCCTCATGCGTGGTGGCCGGCGGGGTACGCCGGTCGGCGCGGATGTCGATGATGCACTGGGGCGACGCCCAGATCGGTGAGTTCATCAACATCAAGGCCACCTCCGGTGAGCACTGGACGACGAACATCTCGGTCGAGGTCGATGACCTCTTCTGGGACGTGGTCAAGCACCCCGAGCGGTACACCGTTGGCATGCGTGACCAGGCACAACAGGTGTTCGAACTCCTGGCCGAGGGCGCCGTCCGCAACGGCGAACCGGGCATGTGGGACAGCTCGCTGTCCAACGTGGGGGAGCCCAACGAGGTGGTCTGCACCAACCCCTGCGGCGAGATCACGTTGCAGCCGTGGGAGCCGTGCAACCTGGGCCACATCAACCTGGCGGCGTTCGTCACCGACGCCGGGAAGACCGACTACCTCGATCTGCTGAGGGCGCACCGTCTCATGACGCGGTTCCTCATCAGGGCGACGTTCTCGGACGTGGCCGATCCGAAGAGCCGGGAGGTTCTGGACCGCAACCGACGCATCGGCGTCGGGCATCTGGGTGTGGCGTCTTATTTGGCCCTCACGGGCCGGAAGTACTCCAAGGCACCCGGAGACAAGCGGTTCACCGCTTTCTTGCGGGAGCTTGCCGCTGAGGTCGACTCTGAGGCCCAGCGGTTCTCCCATGAGTTGCGGATTCCGGTTCCGGTGAAGAAGCGGACCATCGCGCCCACCGGCACGGTGGCGAAGCTGGCAGGAGTCAGTGAGGGTATCCACCCGATCTTCTCCCGCTACTTCATCCGGCGGATCCGGTTCAACAAGCTCTCCGACGCCAAGGCGTTGCAGGAGCTGGTCGACCAGGGCTACGAGGTCGAGGATGACCTCTTCGCCCCGAACACCTCTGTGGTGTCCATCCCGACGAAGGACACCTTGGTGCAGGCCGTCGTGGACCGCTACGGCAAGGACGCCGAGGAGATCGTGGAGTCAGCCGACGAGCTGACGCTCAACGACCTGATCGCCTTCCAGGCGCTCTACCAGACGTGCTGGGCAGACAACGCGGTGAGCTTCACCGCCAACGTCGATCCAGCCGCCTACTCCGCTGCCGACGTGGCAGCCACGCTCGAGAAGTTCGCAGGGCTCATCAAGGGCTCAACGATCTTCCCGGAGGCCAGCTTCCCGCAGGCTCCCTACGAGCGAATCACCAAGCAGCAGTACGAATCTGCTGCTGTTCAAGCCGTCGAAGACGGTGTCGATGAAAACTGCGCCAACGGCGCATGTCCCATTAAGTGAAAGGTAACCCATTGTCCTACGAAGATCCGTGGAGCAGCGCCCCCGCCCAGCAGGCCGAGCCCGAGCCCGTCTCGGCTCCGGTGACGAGCACCGCGACAGCGGCTGCCGTCGACTCTGTGTCCGTTCAGCACTCGACTGACGGGCTGTCGGCCACGTTCAAGTTCGCGGGTGCCTACAGCGACCCGTGGGTGGTCGTGAAGGGCTCCGACGCTGCTGACGTGCTGGCCAAGATCAATCAGCCCGAGTTCAAGGAGCTGATGGACAAGGTCAAGCAGATCGCCGGCGTCTACGCGGGTGACAAGCCGGCGGCTGCCGGTGGCGGTGCCCCGGCGCAGTCCCGAGCCCCGCAGGCCGCACAGCAGGCACCGAACGGCGAGACGCGTCACTGCGCTCACGGCGAGATGGTGTTCAAGTCCGGTGTGTCGAAGAGCAGCGGCAAGCCGTACAAGCTCTTCTCCTGCACCGCACCTCGCGACCAGCAGTGCAAGGCTCAGTTCCTCAACAGCTGACCTTGACATCCCCCGGTCCCCTCCCCTTCGGGGGAGGGGGCCATGTCCACTCTGAGCGGAGAGTATGAAAGCCAAACTGATCGCCCACACGGGGATCGACACAGAGGCGTTGTCCGACATCGGATTTGACGTCGACACTGAGTGGGACGAGTGGGGTCCGCGCATCAACGATGACGCTGACGACCTCGCTGAGTTCGCCGGTCGCAACTGCTACCGGTCGTTCAACCGTCCCAACCCGAAGACAGCACGAAACGACGACTACCTCGCGCACATCCTCGAGGTCGGCCATGAGTCGGTGCTGGAACACGCCAGCGCCACGTTCTACATCGAGGCCAGCAGGTCGGTGCTGACCGAGCTGGAACGGCATCGCCACCTGAGCTTCAGCGTGGTGTCGCAGCGGTACGTCGACCCGGTGTGGCTGGGAGTTCTCCAGCCGCCCGCCATCGACCAGCTCCCCGAGCTGGACCGGGCGTACGCACAGGACGTACTGGGTCACGCCAAGGACACGGCAGCGGCTGCCTACCAGCAGTTGATCCAGATCTTCGAGGCGAACGAGCTGCCCCGGAAGCAGGCCCGCGAAGCGGCCAGGGCGGTCCTGCCGAACATGACCAACTCACCGATGGTCGTGACCGGCAATCACCGCGCCTGGCGGTACGTCATCAAGGCCCGTTGGCATGAGGCCGCGGATGCCGAAATCCGTGCTCTGGCAGGGGAGTTGCTGCGGCAGCTCCGGGAGATCGCTCCCAACACCTACCAGGACATCCCCAACGAGCCCTACAGCTACGGAGGCTGACTTGAGAGCAACCGTCGTAACCCTCGACACCCACATGGTGGTCATGGCGGGGGAGCCGATTCTCGACAAGCAGGAGGGCACTCTGACCCTCCTGTTCGAAGACCTCACGTCCCGAATCTTCAACTGGGACAAGGTCGTTGACTACTACTACATGACCGAGGAAGAGACAGCCGACTGGCTGGCAGAGAGGGAGAACAACTGATGCGGAAGAAGCACCTGAGAGCGGCCAACATCCAGCTCGCCGTCGAGCTGGGGGAGACCAAGGCCGAGCTGGCCGACGTGAAGGCCCACCGGGACGTGCTCAACTCCGACAACAGTCGGCTGATCGAGGATCTCAACGCGGCCCTGGCGGCGAACCGGGCGTACGCGGCCAAGGAGCGCCGGATCTCCGAGCACTTCGGTGAGGCGTTCGTCAAGGGCGGTCAGTTGCCGCCTCCGAAAGGCCCGAGCCGGCCGAACCGGAAGAAGCTCACCACCGCGCAGGCCAAGGACATTCGCAACGCCTACTACGGCGGCGCGAAGCAGAAGGATCTGGCCCGCAACTACGGGGTGAACCCGGCGACGATCTCGCGCCTGGTCCGGGGGATCTACCACTGATGAAGATCACCGACGTTGAGCGGTTCACCCTGCCGCTGAGCCGGGACTTCGCTGGTGCCCTTCCCCCGAAGGAGGGCACGACGGTCGAGGAGCTGATCAAGGCTCTGAAGAAGTTGCCCCCCCAAGGGAATCGTCAGCACCGACTTCGGCAACGGCGACCTGATCGTCATGCACTACAAGCCGGACATCGACCCGGACTGCCCATTCGAGGCGGCGATGCAGCAGGCCATCAAGCAGATGGCTGCAGCTACCTGGATCCCCGCCCAGTACCTGACGCAATAGGAGAGAGCATGATTGAGCTACGGCATGAGGTCGGAGGTGACCTCGTCACCATCAACGTCGTTGAGACTCCAGAGGATCTGGACGGGTTCCGCGACTTCATCCGCGCTCACCTGAACTGCCTCGCGGTCGACACTGAGACCACCGGGCTGGACATCTACAGCGAGACGTTCGCGTGCCGCCTCGTCCAGTTCGGTACTCAGGACGAAGCCTGGGTGATCCCGGTGGAGCTGGGAGAGGTCTTCGAGGAGGACGTGCGGATCGCCATCGGGGCGATCAAGCGCATCGTGATGCAGAACGCGTCCTACGACCTGCAGGTGCTGGATCGGTGCTTCGGCATCGAGATGGAAGATCTGTGGCCGAAGATCCTCGACACGCAGATCCTGGCCAAGCTGGTCGACCCCCGGCCCTACGAGGCCGGCGGGTTCGGTCACTCGCTCGAAGAGCTGATCGCGGAGTTCATCTCCGAGGACCAGGCCCAGAACGTCAAGGGGCTCATGACCAAGCTGGCCAAGGAGCACAAGACGACGAAGGCCAAGATCTGGGCGATCATCGATCTGTTCCACCCGGAGTACCTGACGTACGCCGGGATGGACACGGTGTTCACCGCACGGGTCTGCCGGAAGCTGACCAACCTCGTCCCCGACGTGAGTCGGGAGCTGGTGCCCTACGAGCACAAGATCTCCGAGATCTGCAGCTACATCGATCGCCAGGGCTTCCTGCTCGACGTGGACTACTCGCAGCAGCTCGCTGACAAGTGGCTGAGCGAGCAAGAGGTCTGGGAGGCAATCGCTTTCACCGAGTACGGCGTCGAGAAGGTCAACTCCACCGAGGATCTCGCTGAGGGGCTCGAGGAGATGGGTGTGAAGATCACCGGTCGTACGGAGACCGGCAAGCGCAAGGTCGACGCGGATCTGCTCGACAAGCTGGTGGCCGAGGGCAACGAGCTGGCTGCCATCGCTCAGGAGGCCAAGAAGCTGGGGAAGTGGAGGAAGACCTGGGTCCAGAAGTTCCTCGACACACGCGATTCGGAGGACCGATGCCACACGTTCGTCAACCCGCTGCAGGCTCGCACGTCGCGGATGTCTATCACTGGCATCCCGGCGCAAACGCTACCGGCGTCCGACTGGCTGGTGCGTCGGTGCTTCGTCGCCGAACCGGGCGACGTTATGGCGTCCGTGGACTATCAGACACAGGAACTGCGCGTCCTGGCCGCGCTTTCCGGCGACAAGACGATGATCGAGGCGTTCAGGACCGGTGCGGACCTGCACCAGATGACCGCTGACGCGGCTCAGGTGACCCGCAAGATCGGGAAGATGGCCAACTTCCTCACCGTCTACGGAGGTGGTGCGAAGACGCTCGCAGAGCAGGCCAAGATCGACTTCCCCACGGCCAAGCGGACTCTCGATGCGTTCGCCCGGACCTACCCCGGTGTGGCACGGCTGAGCAAGAAGCTGTCCGCAGAAGCGGGTCGGAAAGGGTACATCATCACTCCGACAGGCCGTCGACTCCCGGTCGACAGCAGCCGCAGCTACAGCGCGGTCAACTACGCCGTGCAGAGCACGTCGAGGGAGGTCACCTGTCGGGCGCTGATTCGCCTCCATGAGGCCGGCTACACGCCGTACCTCCGGTTGCCCATCCACGACGAGATCGTGGCGTCTCTGCCCGCTGCAGAGGCCGAGAAGGCAGCAGCACACATCGGCCAGCTCATGGCCGAACAGATGGGGCCGGTGCTCATCGGCACCGATCCAGAAGTTGGACAGCGGTCCTGGGGATCGCTCTACGGCGCTGACTACTGAGTCGCGCTTGACATACACCGAAGGAGAAACATGCCACAGGCAAAAGTGACACTGCCCGCCCCCAACGGGCTGGACGAGGAGCTGATGGGTCTGGCGATCCACAAGCTCAGCCAACTGGGCACCATCGAGGGCACCGAGATCGGCGTGTTCACCGCCGAGCGCCCCGAGGGCATCTCGACGCTCGCGTGTCCCGAGAACACCGTGTTCCTCGAGTTCCGGGCGCAGATCATCCCGGATCTGAGCCGCCGCTGATGGCCGGCTTCGGACTGAACCTGCAGTGGCACGGCGAAGGGGACGGCGTTGTCCCCGAGTCGTTCCGGCCCGTCCCGTTCAAGCTGACGCTGGAGTTCGGAGACGAGCGCATCGAGGTCAACACCACGACCACCCCCGAGATCAAGGGCGACCCTGACCAGTTCCGCTGGCACGCCCACAAGCTCTGGGACTCGATGGTCGACGCCCTCAAGGAGCGCGATCTGCTGTGATCGAGCACCGCTTCGCGGACGTGCTGGTGACCGACAACGCGGTCATCTTCGACGGCCAGGAGCTGCCTTGGCACATCGCCAAGGACGGCGTCCGCTTCGAGCCCGGTGGGTTCGATGACTTCGGTCGGCTGAGCATCGACTTCCTGGTCGAGGACGTGAGATTCACGATCCGGGAGCCTCGCGGCTTCATCGACTACTGGGTGAGCGAGTGGTACTGGCTGCGCTCGCTGCTGAACCTCAACTACGCCGTCGAGCTGAGCGAGTTCGACCGAATCGAGAAGGAGTACGCATGATCGGCATGGAAGAGCAGGAGCATGAGTTCTTCGACATCCTCTACCAGCAGTGGTCGAAGTCGACCTACGCCGAGCACGGCTACTGGATGCCGGAAGAGGACGAGTCGTTCCCCGGCTGCTTCAACCTCATCGCGGTCCACCAGACCGAGGACGCCAAGAAGCCCCTGGCGGCGTTCATGTCCGAGGAGGATGCCGAGTTCGTAGCCGGCCTGCACGGCGCGGTCCCGGATCTGATCCGGCGACTGCATGAGGCCATCGATGAGGCCGCTCGCAAGGACGAAGCGAACGACATCGCACAAGGGCAGCTCGCTGACGCGCTGCTCGAAAACCAAGGGCTCAAGGCCCAGATCCTCGAATTGGAAAGGCAGCTCGACAAATGACCCGTGAAGTGAAGCACCTCGCCGCAGCCATCCTGATGGCCATCCTGGTCATCTTCGGCCTCACCGCCTGTGAGGGCGACAGCGGCACCACGTCGGACTACGACGGCCCGAACGGGGTCATCTTCATGCCCATCCAGGGCAACCCCGTCGGCATCCCCATCTTCTACTAGGAGATGCGTCACTTGACGTAATCTAGCTTATCGGAACATGATTCGCGTTTCGTCACAGTGACAAAAAGCCCCGGAGGGGCTGGGCTTCGGCCTGGCTCTTCCGGGGCATTTTTTTTTGTGTCTCCACCTTTGGTAAAGGCAGACGTATATCCACTATCGGTAGCGTCTGGCCATCGCCACCCAGACCCACGTCCACATCGCGCACCACAGGAACACTCCGAGGCTGATCACGTTGGTCCCGTCTCCCGCGACGAACGCCATGAGGAAGAACACGGTCGGCAGCGCCGACAGGAACGCCAGCACCGTGAACAACGGGTTGGGCGATCTCTTCTGTGGCAGCGGCGGATTCGGCTGCCACCCGCTTGCCTGGTCCCAATGAGGCTGTTGCTGGTTCACTACTCCCCTATCGTTCGATGACTCCATGACACTATGCCACTATGCCTCTTCAGTGTCATACCTCTTTGACGCTATAGCGTCACTCAGGATCTTGTCGAGCAGACGGCTGACGTTGATGTCTTCGCCGTCCAGCGGCTCGAGGGCACGCTGCTTGAGCCACTTCATGTGGTCCGGGTGCAGGTAGACCGAGTACTGCTTCAGCTTGGACTTCCCCGCCTGGGGCAGCGCCTCCCCCGCTGTCATCCTCCGCGTCAGGTCGACCTTCGGTCGCAGTCGATCTCTCAGCTCAGCCATCAGACGTTCACCAGCTCTGCGAGGACATCGTCGTACCCGTTCAAGTTCGACGGCACCGTCCCGTAGTCGCGGCGCACGCGCTCGCGCCGGATGATCGGCGTGTGGATCACGTCCTGGCCTGCCTCAGTGAGCGCAGACCGCACCTCCTCCCCCAGCCTCGTCCGCAGATCCACCTGAGTCAGCAGGACCGCCGAGTGCTTCTTCGAGGTCGTGGCGATCTGCAGAGTCGGCCAGACCCGTCGTACGTCGACCGGAGATGGCCCGCACGGGATGATCACCAGATCCGCGATGTCGACCGCCTTCTGGATGACGCCGGCGGTGCCGGGTGGCGTGTCGATCAGGACCAGATCGTGGTCCGGGATGTCGAGGTTCTTGCTCGCTTCGAGGACCGGGAACGGCAGTCCCCCATCGGTGTCCTCTTTCCAGTCGAGTGCGCTCCGCTGAGGATCAGCGTCGAGCACGCACACGTCTATCCCCCTCTTGGCCGCTGCGACCGCCAGATACATCGCCGTGGTGGTCTTCCCCACCCCGCCCTTCGTATGGACTATCGAGATCACTGTCATGGCCGGGACTCTATGACACTTTGCCTCTGAAGTGGCATAGCGACACAACGCTATAGCGTCATAACGTCATAACGTCATGCCTCTGAAGATGCATGCCTCTGTGCCTCTTTGACGCTACGTCCTGGCAGGCGACACGCCGAGACAGGGCTGTTACCGGGATTCCGGGGGAGAGGGCGGTACAAATAGCGAAGCCCCCCTGGCTGGCAGGCCGTACGGGGGGCGTGGAGTTTCGCTGAGGAGTCGAGCGTATCACGCGACCCCTCCTGAGATGAAGGGTACAAACGCGGCGTTTCGGCAAGTTCGCCAGATCCCGCCCTGCCAGGCGCTGAGATCGTCCAACTGCTCCGGTAGATGCCCTGACGTGGAACCGGCCCCGTCACCCCCAGAACGTGTCTGCAGAGCGAACTGAGGGCTCATCTGATAGGCCGCTGTCGAAAGGACAGGGGTCTACCGGCGCTGGGTGAGACCGTGCGGGGCGGAAATTGGGAGGGTGGCCCTTGGGAGGGTCTCAACGAGGGGGTCACTTGTGGCCATTATCAGTTGCTCGATGGAGGACCATGAGGATCGACCGATGCAAGGTCTGTGGAGCCGACACCGTCTGGCGTCAGATGGCGAAGGGACATCGCGTCCGGTTCGACGCCGGCCCGAGCGTCACGCGGGAAGTGTGGCCGGGGGAGTGCTACGCCGACATGGGCAGGGGAGTGGTCAACCTCCGGGACGTGAAGCCGTCCCGCTGGCCCGAGAAGTGCCTCACGGTCCACTGGGACCGGTGCCCGGACAGCTACAAGCCCTCCGGGGTTACGTCACGGTGACGAATTGACGCAGGCGTATCGTGGGAAAGCGGACGCCCCCGTCCGCACTGTCCTGGCTGGTTCCCCCCACACCAGGGGACGGGGGCTGTCCTTCCAGCAGCTTAGCGGCGCTTCCTACGTCGCGGGAGATGTCCGGTCACTTCGATCAGTCTCAGCTCGCCGCGCTCCTGCTGTGTGAGCGCCCCGCCACCCTTGAAGAGGTAGCCGTCCGCGTAGCGGTACTTGTTGCCTCCGGGCAGCCCGGTCTTCGCGTTGATCTTCATGAACCGCTCAGTTCCGCAGCGGATGCATACCAGACCCTGCAGGTAGTTCGAGCCGTCTCTCTTGACCGTGGTGTAGTCCCACGCGTGCATGAAGACGCGGCACATCCTGTGCTGCGCCGCGACGGTTCGATCCTGATCAAACTCATCCACCGTGTGCCTCCGTGTACGCCGCTACGATTCGTCTAGAGACGATGCCCTTGTCACCGATCTCGAACCCGTTCTCTCGAGCCCATTCTCGGATAGCCTGTCTCTCTTCTTTGCCAACGTCTACCTTCGGGTAGACCTTCGAAGACGCCTTCGTTTTCTGTCTTCCCTTGGGCTGCTTCACTTTCTCGTGAGCTGCGTCCAACCAAGGCTGCAGTAACTTCTGCAGCTCCTTGTCGTTGCGGTTGCTTAAGTCGAGCGTGTAGTCGTACCCTTCCCAGCCGATAACTCGCGTTACATCGGCCGGCTTTGTTCGATCAAAGTCGTCGGTCATCTTCATGATGAGTTCTCTCGCCACAAGCTCGAGGGTATCCCCCGAAACGCAAAAAGCCCCCCTCCGAAGAGGGGGGTTTCTTGCTAGCCGACTCGAACCATCGAGAACCACGAACTGGATGCGTTCGCGTCACCGACGATGCCGAGCGAGTTGTCGGAGTAGAGACCAGGGCGAACGGTCGCTCCTGCCGCGAGGTAGTACTGCACGCCGTCGCCGCCGAACACGTACTCCTGCGGAGCCGAGGGGACACCGAAGCCGTTGATCGAGATGCCTCGATGGGAGCCCATCTTGACCCGCATGACGCCGTTGATGAACAGGAACGGGTACCGCTCCTCAGAGAAGCCGAGCGTCGAGGTGGTCTGCAGGCGCAGGCCCATCGCGTACGTCCCGGCCTTCTGCACCGTGGCCGTCTGCGTTGCTGAGTCCCAGGTGATGTCCTCCGACCGGTAGTCGACAGCGTCCAGCGTGTCAGCCGCGAGCGCGGACTGACCTGACGCCTTGTTGGAAGACGCCGAGGTAGTCGACCTGTAGACCCGCATCGTGGAGCCGACTACGGCGGGCGGGGCGTTGTCGGTGACCGACGCACCAGCGACCGTGCCGGGGGTTGCTGAGCCGTTCGTCTCCGAGATGGCTCCCCACCAGCAGTGGTCGTCATCGATGATCGACTGCTTGTCACCGGGCTCGATGCCGTCCCAGACCACTGAGTTGCCCGAGTAGACCTGATGCCGGCGCGGGTTCTCACCGACGCCGCAGACCACGCGGAGGTCCAGCGACCACGACAGCGAGACGCCGGATGCCCAGATGTACTCGACGCCGTTCTTCACGCAGCCGATGTCGCCCTTGTAGCTCAGGAAGCCCGTGCAGTAGCCCCTGGCGAACACGTAGTCGGTGCCCGCCGCGTTGGCGCGGGCGATAGACCAGATGCGGACGTTCGTGCCCTGTGCGGGCGCGGAGGCCAGCGTGCCACGCACTATCTGCTGCGGGGTCAGCGTGGGCTCCGGGTAGATCATCGTGGCGCGGCGGTAGCCGTCGTTGACGGTGCTCCACTTCGCGTTGCCTTTGTCGATGACCAGCACCGAGCTGCCTGGCCCGGAGTAGGTCAGGTTGAACAGGGTCGAGGGGAACGCCCCGTTCGGGTAGTTGGAGAAGTCGATGTTGAACCGCTTGCCGCCGTTGGCGGCGGTCTCCTGCTCTGACTGCAGCGACTGCACGTCGCGGACGGTCTTGGTGAGCATCGACCACAGGTTCTCCATCGTCTCCTTGGCGTGGTCGAGCCCCGCTCCGACGATCTCCTCACCGATGGCGCTCGCGCCCGAGAGCGCGTTGGTGGCCGCGTCGACCACGTTCTGCAGCGCGGGGATCTTGGAGATGTCCGCGTTGATCGTGCCGTCTTCACCGATGACCGACATGCGGCCCGTCATGGCCGCGTACCAGTCCTTGACCGCTTGAACCGCGGAATTGATCGGTGTGACCACCAGACCGCCGAGGATCTCCATGATCTGCTTCAGCTCGTCGGAGACGCCCTTGAAGGCCGTCCCGACCCAGTCCTCGAACTCGCCGGTCAGCAGTGCCTTCGGCAGGCTCGTCAGGTTGCCCATGATCGTGACCACCGAGGTGGCCACGTCGATGAAATCGTCATCGACCGTGCCTGGGATCATGTCCTTGAACCGCTGCAGCACTTCGAGCGGCAGCCGGCTGAGCTGCTGAGTGAGCACCTCGATGGCATCGCCGGGGCTGGCCAACGGCACCTCGAACAGGCTCTTGATCAGGTTCTCGGTGTAGTCCTGACCGAAGCTGAAGTCCCCGCCGCCGATCTCGAATGCGCCGTCGGCGCCAATAGCCCCCAAAGGCGTTGTGGGGTAAGTCATTTAGCCTCCTACGTTGTAGACCACGCGGAGCTTGTCGCCCTCGATACGCTCGATGCGTTCGGTACGCAGCTCCTCTCGCAGACCGCCGATGTCGCGGCGGGTCTCTGCGAATCCCTCGCGGACCATGCGGGACAGCTCATCGATGTCGTCGCGGAGGTTGGTGGTGTGGCTGTTGGCTACGTGCTCCTTGATGACGCCAAGCTCTTTGGACTGCTCCTTGTTCGACCTCGTCAACATCACCGGGGCGATGACGCCCAGCAGCGTGAAGAGACTGATCATGCCCAGTGCGAGCACGTCCATCCATGAGTCGGGGTTGAACGGAGTCACTCTGTGAACTCCTCGGCCATCGAAGGGCCGGGGCGGTTGTCGGGGATCATCCCCGCTTCCCGATACTGTCGAAGCATCGCTTCGTTCTCCTGCTGGGTCAGTTTGCGGATGTCTGGAATGCGGACGGGCTCCGGTGCGGGCTCGTCCTTGCCCACCCATCGGGCGGCGTTGTTCATGTCGTGCCGCTGGCCTCTGAAGGCCGGCTGGAACTTGATCTCCTGGGCCGGAAGCTGACTGACGTGAATGTTTCCGTTCTCATCAGCCAACCCCCGGATCCAGTCGACGTGCCGAAAGCCGCACCGCCACAAGTGCTCCGACCAATCCGACAAGTACGAGGGGTGCGTGATCGCACCGACGCCTGCAACCATCGGTAGGTTGCGAAGCGCCCAGGCGACGTGCTCCTTGGGCTTGTTGGGGTCGTGGGACTCTTGTGACGGGATCATGGCGGTGCCTTTCGGGTTAGAGCCATCCCGCCTGACCAAGCCCGCCGTTGACGCGCTTGATCTCTTCGAGGATGGACACTGCAGGGTTCTTCGGTTCGCGGTAGCCGATCTCGATCTCCAACGGCTTGGGACCATCGGTGCCCTGGCTGTACTTGATCTTCTTGATCCGCTCCACGAACAACTGGTGCTCGACCGGGTAGCCGAGGACCGACGTGCCCACGCGGTCACCGATCCAGCAGTGGCCGTAGGGCTTTGGCGCGAAGATGTACGGAGCTGCGTCCGACACCTTGAGGGTGTGGGCCGTCCTGGCCCTGGTCTTGTGGATCTCCGAGGCGATGGCAGCGAACGCGCTCAGCGTGAACGCCTTCATCGTGCCTTCGGCCATGTTCTCGAAGTAGTGGAAATCACCGAGGTCGGTGATCACGTCCTCTAGCCCCGAGATCGGAAGCCGAATACCGCTGGCCCGCAACGTCGGAACCTCCATGAACGCTCCGAACACATCGGTGTAGAGCGGACTCAGGATGGCGTCCAACGTGCCTCCGAGAGGCGGCAGGTCGATCATGCCGCCCAGCGCCTGGTTGATGAGCGAGGTCAAGAAATCCCCGCCCACGTTGACCATCGTGGACAGCCCCTCGTTGATTCCAGGGGCACTAGACCCCCCGGCCAGGAAGCTGGTGTCAGTGGCCTCGTAGTACGAGAACTCGCTCGACTTGATGCCGGTGACCGGACCCTCTTCGAACACGACGTGCGGTGCCATCGGGCTGGTGCCCAGGAACCACGGGGAGTAGTACTCGCCGGGGAACGTGTAGTCCCCGGTGAACACGTCGACACCCTCGACCTGGCCGTCACCGGCCAGCACCACAGCCGCCCGGAGGAAGCCGGTCAGCCACGATCCGCCGAACGCGGTCTGGGTGCCCCAGCCGCTGTTGTCCTCGATGTCCCACACGACGCAGCCATCCCGCAGGGGGATGAGCTGCAGCAGATCCTCGATGGGATCGATGCCCCACAGACCCTTGAGATCCTCGAACGGATGCGGGTCGCGGTCCTTGATGTACCGCCGACACGTCAGCGTGAGCTGATGGTCCTCGAGGTGCTGCTTCGCGGTGTCGTAGAACGTCCCGAACCGGGAGAACACCATCGTCACCGGACTGTTGTCCGAGATGAACGGGTACGGCTTGACGATGTTCCGCCAGTTTGCTGGGTTGAAGCTCGGACCCATCCACTCGTTGATGTCGGTGGGATCGTCCGGGATCGTCCACAGACTCGTTTCGAGTCGGAGGAGGTTCACGAACAGGGTAGTCAGCAAACACCACTTCGCAGGTCCGAAGATGATCCAGACCTTGGGAAACTGCAGCTCAGGGCGCAAGAACGGGTTACACCAGACGCGGATGTGCTTGGTCTGGGCAAAGTCGTGCAGGAACACGATCTCGAGGTAAGCGTCACCGGAATCGGTCTTGATGACCCGGTAGTGATCCATCATCCCGGTCCATCGAGCGCCTTGCTTCTCGATGTTGATGATGACGTTCCGCTTTGCTCGACCCTTGTGGTTCATCACCCACTTGGACAGGTAATGGCTCAGCGAGAGCTGCAGCGTGCAGTTGCCTACGTCGTTCTCGATGAACTCCCATTCGAGGAGGCGCTCACCCGCGACCATCCCCCGGAGGCGGAAGTCGCCGTCGCGCAGCTCCACGTCTGCCGGCTTCAGCCGTTCCTGCTCGCGCTTGCAGCGCCGCAGTTGGATCTTCTTCCACAGATCGTCTGCCTCACGAAGGCTCGTCAGACCACTCACTCGAGCCCCCAGCAGCGCGACCACGGCCTCGGGAGCCGAAGTGTGACCACTTGCCCCGGAGCGCAGCCCGACGCGTCTATGACGAACTCAGCCTCTTCGGTGTACGGAGGGATCTGGTTGCGGAACCGGACGCCGTTCATGCGAGCCCACACAGGCGAGCCCGAATCGGAGGCGATCTGCTCCTCGCGACGGTCGGTGTCGATGACGCAGTTCTCGCCGTAGATCAAGCCTGGGAGCTTGAGCCGGCGGTTGCGGAACTCCTCGTCCTCGAACGAGTAGTCCGGGATGACGAACTGAGTGAACGGAGCCGTCTCCCACGGGATGTCGATCCCCGGAGGGAACGGCCAGGGGAACTCTGGGATCTGCTCAGTGGAACCGGGGACGGTCCACTTCGGTGAGATGTACTGGTCGGTGGGGTTGAGCCCACCTTGCATGCGTCCGACCCTGATCCGCAGCGTCTCCTTGGGAAGTTCCTCCCACGGCCACGGCGGCGTCCAGAACGACGGGTCGAACCGGGTGTCGGTCTTCGTCTTGGCCGAGAAGACCTTGTCGTCTTCCCACCAGAACGGGTCGTAGGCAATGCAGTTCATCACCGTGAGGTTGATGCTGTTGCCACGCGGGTCGGTCTTCATCTCGACCTTGGGGGACTCGAACAGCCGCACCTTCAGGTAGCGCGTACCGGAGTCCGGTGTGGTGACGCGGATCTTCGCGTCACGGTTGAACGCCCATGCCTTGCGCCACTCGCTGTCACGCGAGAGCCAGGACCGGGGTCCACTCTTGGCATCGTTGAGGATCTGAACCCCGAAGACGATGTCCCGCTTCAGGATCCGGTGATTCAAGTAGCGAGCGCCGGGGTAGTTCCCCGGCTCCTCAATCACGACCTTGACGGGAGGGTCGTAGAAACAACCCTCCACGTCTGTGGCCAGGTACACGCCCTGGTCACCGGTCGTCAGATTGAAGTACTCACCATTGACACCTTCGAGTTCAACGATGGTGTCGGTGATCAATGGTTACCTCCTGGTGGATGTCAAGTTCAGCCGATGCGGCCAACAACTGAGAGCAGGTCGTTCGACTCCTGGCGCTGCTTGATGTCCATCGCCTCATCGACAGAGCCGATGTTGAAGATGTACTTCGTGCCCTCGGTGATCAGCTTGGAGACGAACCCGTCTCCGTTGATGCCGATGTCCGAAAGGAACTGCTTGCCAGTCGCCTTCGCGAAGTCGACGGGGGAGGCCATGAGCTTGGCCACCTGTTCCTCGAGGGAACCGGCACCACTCTCGACCTCTTCGTTGAACTCGCCAGCGAGATCGAGCATCTCCTTCTGGGCCTTCAGCTCGTCTGCCATCGCGCTGAGGCGCTCGTACTCCGCGTCGTTCTTGAGGCGCTTGTTGGCTTTCGCCTGACGTTCGAGCCTCTTGATCTCGGCGTTGAGCGTCTTCTCCATCAGGCTCACGTCCCGCGTGGAGTAGCCGTCCAGCAGCACCGTCGGATCCTGGTCGCCTGCGGCGAACGCCTGGGTGACCTTGTCGGACAGATCCTTTGCCTGATCGAGGACGGGCTGGAAGCCCTTCTCAAGGCCGATGCCCATGCCCTCTGCGGTGAACAGACCGATCTGCTCGAAGATCTTCGACGGCGAGCGGATGCCCAGCTCCGCGTTGGCCGCGTTCTTGGCCGCAGCAGCAAGCTCACGCGCCTTGGCCTCGACGCCGGGGATACCCCCTGCGAGACCTGCGATGAACCCCTGAGCGACCTGTGAGCCGGCCGTCTGACCCACTCCGGTCAGGTCACCGAGAGCCGCCGTGATCTTGCCGGGGATCTCACCCGCGATCTGAGCAGTCTCGTCGCCCTTCTCGCCCATCGCTGCTGGCATCTCTGCCAGCGAGGTCTCGAACGACTTGAGGTCGACCTGGGGAGCCTGGATGAGCGGCGCAGCCGAGCCGTCGCTGATCGCACCGAGACTCTCCGCTGAGAGGATTCCCTGCGTGAGCTGGTCCTGGGCCGAGCCGAGCGTCTCTTGCACGGCAGGCGGGATCCTCTGCAGATCCCCGATGAACTGGTCAACGAACTGCTGTGCGCCAGATGGCCCGGTCAGCCCCGGAGGCGGCGTCGTCAGTGAGACGCCGGCCTGTTCGGCTGCCGCCTTCACCTCCGCAGCCTGCGACTGCAGCTCTGCGAGTTCTTCCTTCCACTCGCGGATACGGTCGGTCTCTCGACCGCCGTGGAACTCGAGCTGGTTGCTGACCGTCGACTGCAGCTTGTCGATCTCGCCCTGCAGGCGATTCGCCTCGTTGACCAAGTCGTTGGTCATCTCTTGGACGTTGGCGTACGTCTTCCCGCTGGGGCCGACGAGCTGGACGCCGCCAGCTTGGTTGGCCATGTCGCCGGGGTTGACGAGCTTCTGCAGGAAGCCGAGAGCTGAGGACCAGAATCCCTTCTGCTCCTCCTGGCCCTGCTGGGCCTGCTTGTTGCCCTCCTCGACCGCCTCGGTCGTGCCTGCGATGGAGTTGGACCCGGTGCCGGTGGTGGTGTTGCCACTCTGATCGAGGATGGGAGGCCCACCGCTCTGGTCGCCGTTCGGCCCGTCGTTGAGGAACTTCCAGGCCGCTCCGAGCTTGTTGCCCAACGAGATCAGCGCCTCGATGGCCGAGCCGATGTTCTCCAGCGTCCCGATGAAGTCCTTCATCTTCTGGGGATCCTTGACGAACTCCATGCCCTGCTTGGCCAGGTCAACGACGAAGTCGCCCAACGTCTTCAGGGTGTCGCCCAGACCCTCGAACGCCTGGTTCATCTGGGACTTGCCGGTGGCCGGATCGACAGTGGTCATCTGCGTGATCCACTTGTCGAAGCTGTCCCCGGTCTTGTTGAACCACTCGGTCAGACCTGGGAAGGACTGGGTGAGCGAGTTCGCCAGCTTGAGCATGCCCGTGGTGAACGAGTTGATGCCCGGAGCGGAGTCCGACATCGCCTTCGCGATGTTCTTGATGGTGTCATCGAAGAGCCTGATCCCCTCGGGATCGGTCAGCGCATCGGTGAAGCCCTTGAGCATGTCGGACATGCCCGTGGCCACCTGGGGGAGCGACTGCAGCAGCTCCGGGATCGCGTTCTTGAGGTCGGTGAGCGGCCCCTTCAGGCCGATCTCGAAGGCGCTGGACACCTCCTGCTTGATGCTGTCGAAGACAGATCCCAGCCCGATCTCGCCGTCCTCACCGATGTTGATGAGGCCGGAATCGGCTGCCGCCTTCTTGATCCCGTCCAGGCCCAACACCACCGCCATCAGCGGTGTGGTGATCGCAGAGATCAGACCGGGGAGCGACAGTATCGCCGTGGTGAGCAGGCCGATCAGCGGCGCTGCCACGGCTACGACGCCGGCAAGGATCGCGACGTAACCCATCGGGTTGATGCCCGAACCGAAGTTCGGCATCTGGAACATCTTCCCCAGCCGGTCGCCTACACCGTCGAGGCCGTAGCGCGAGAAGTTCTTGTTCGCCTTCTTCGCGGCACGCCTGGTGTCGCTGTCGATGCGGTCCTCGTCCACGCCGACGTGGACCTTGATCGCCACACCCTTGCGGCCTTCGGTTCGCATCTGCGACAGCAGACGCTTGAAGTCTGCCCTGGCCTGGGCTGAGTCGAGGTGGACGGTAATCGGGACATCGCCCTCCACCGACTTCTCGATGGATTCGAGATCCTTCTTCAGCTCACTGCGGAACTTGCGGGTGTCCGGGGAAACCTTGACTGAGATGCGGGCGACTTCAACGCCCGCGCTGTTTGGCACTCTCCTTCTCCTTCTTCAGTCGCGCCGCCCTCTTCGCGGCCACGACCATCGAGGCGAACGAACCCGGCTTGGGCGCAGTGGATTTCTTCTCTTCGTCGGGAGTCGGGAATGGCTCCGGTGCCTTCGGCTTCGGCTTCGAACGGTCCCGGTTGATCAGCAACGTCAGGTGGTTGCCTGCTCGCAGCTCGTTGACCGCAGAGACCATCGCGTACCGGTCGGCGTCCCAGCCCCTGAACTGTGGACCCCCGCGACATGACGCCGCGAACGCGGAATCAGTTGGGAGCCACACGATCAGGGCTAGGACGTACCGTGGCGAAAGCGGATTCTCTTCCGAGAACAGATCCCGGATGTCTACCCGGTAGTAGTGCAGGAGGTCGCTGAGAATCGCCTCGCCGTGCTTGTCGATCAGGCCGGCGAGGACGCGGCTTCCCCCAGTTGCGACACCTGAACCCAGCGCGACAGCACTGCGGTGTACAGGTTGGCCTTGATCTGCGGATCGTCGTGATCCAGCTCAGCCAGCAGCTTCTTGGGCTTGTTGGCGATCAGGCGGAAGACCTTCTCGACCGCATCGCAGACCAGTTCGGCCCACTCCGCGACGAACTCCTCGTCGTCGTCGTCCGGTTCCTCGGACTCCTCGATCTCGTTGATCTCCTTGATGGCTTCGAGCACGACCTTGCGGTCCTTCTCCCGGAGCTTCAGCAGCGGCTTCAGCTCGACGGTGGTCTCGTCGGACAGCTCGATCTGTACGGGGGCGTAGCGCCGGATGGTCGCTTCGCGGATGGCGTCAAGAGTGAATGCGTTGGACATGGCGAACCTTTCTGTGGTTGGCGGGCAATGGATTTGGCGGGTGGAGGGGGAGGTAGGCCCGCCAAGACACCTCCCCCTCCGGGGATGACAGCTAGGTGGCTGTCAAGTTCGTTACGGAGTTTCGTCCGCGACGTTGAACAGATCCTCGTTGATCCACGAGAACGGCAGTTCGTCCTCATGCTCGAGGTAGGTGAATCGCACCGGCAGTGCGGCGAGATCATCGATGGGCAGCTCGATGGCGTCGTCGCGCTTGACGCTGGACTTGTGAGCGTGATGCCCCAGTCGCAGGTCTTCGTCAACGATGACCACGAAGACGGCCTTCTCGTTGGTCTGGCTGGTGTCGACACCGAACACACCGGGCGTGTCGGAGGCGTTGGGGCCGTAGTACAGACCCAGCGAAGCCTCATCGAACTGGTGCAGGACCACCGTGAGGAAGTCGATGGGATCCTCGGTGGTGATCTCGCGCAGCTTCTTCTTCTGCCAAGAGCCCTTGACCTCGGAATCGCCGCCCTCGAAGCCGAACTCCGGGAGCGTGCCTCGGCTGGTGTGGCCGACGCTCGTCCACCCGGTGGCACCGGTCCAGGTGCTGGGGTCGGAGAGGTCGATGGTCTTCAGGAGTGCCGGGGAAGGCGCAGCGGTGCCCGGAGGGGCGACGTACACGTACCCGACCGCCGCAGTCAATACTGCGTCGTCGTTTTCTGCCATTGTTGGCTACCTTTCGGTTAGGTGGTGGATCTCGGACTGCGGACGCCGAGCCTGATCAGACCCTGGATGCGCCAGGAGTCCTGGTAGAGGGAGCTGAACTGGGTAGCGCCCATCGTTTCGTAAATCGAGGTCAAATAGCCTGCGTCCGTTTGCCTTTGCTCTTGGACGCTGTCGTAGAGAACCTCGAGTGCTGTCTCGTACAGCTCCTCGCACTCGATCAGTCCTGCGTCGACTGAGTCGCTGTTGATGGAGGTGTACGCCGACATCTCGATCACCGGGAGGTTGTGGATCATCGGTGCCTTCGGGTTCCTGATCCCGCCGATGCGGCGGATGTTGATGCAGGGGAACTCTCGGTAGTCGATGTCCGGGATCCAGGTGTTGATCGTGACGCCGGCCAGGCGCGAGTCCGCTCTCAGGAGCGGAGCCACCACCTTCTGTACGCGGGGCATTCGGTTCACGAAACCGCCCCTCCAATCGCTGCGCGGGTCAGGATGTACTCCGCGTCAGGCGGCTTGGTGTCTGTCCCCTCGAAGAAGCCAGACGGGGCGTGGCCGAACTCGAGGGCCATCGCGTTGGGCGCGTTCAGGATCGTGTGGAAGTCCACATCGCCGTCCTGCTCTGTGATGGTCGCCGGGAAGTACCCGGTGGGCGTGATACGGCTCGTCTTGTTCGCCTGGGCCAGATTCCTCCGGGCGCGGCGCGTGACGCCGTCGCGGACCTTCTTGACCTCGTTGCGGGTATCGACGTGCTTGGCGGCGGTCTTGTTCGCCTTCGCGTAGACAGTCGCCATCAGAACCTCTTGATCGTGTAGTCGACCCGCGCCAGCGCGGGGGATGAGTCGTAGACGGTGGCGTCTCCGAAGAGCGCCCACCGCTGTCCTCGCCACTCGATCTGGGACTGAGCGCCCAGGATCCCGTGCTCCTTGGTGAAGCTGCGGGGGAAGCGCATCCGGTAGACCTTCTCGGTGGAGAAGCCCTCGTTGTCCTGCTCAGCGCGTCGTGCCGACGTACCGGACTGGTTCGCGACCTGCAGTCGCGCCTGAGCGGGGATGCCTTCCTTCGACGGCCTGGTGAACTTGTTGCCGTCTGAGTCGGTGACCAGCACCTCGGGGTAGACGATGACCGGCTGATACCGGGCACCGGTGTCCAGCAGGCTCATCAGAGCACCGCCGTCTTGGGACCGCCCTTGCGGACGTTCCCCCACTCGATGCGCCAGTCGTGGGCGCAGTTGCAGACCGGAGGGTCTGCTTCGTGGTCACACAGCTCCGGGTTGACCTGATCCGGGGTCGTCGCAACGATGAACCCAGGCGGGTAGATGATCGGAGCCCTGAAGCGGTCACTCGCGCTCACGTCGGCATCACCAAGTTCGGGGCGAGGACGAACGAACGTCGAATGCTGTTGACTCCCAGTATCTCCCACTCGTCGTCGGTGATGACGAGCTTGCCCTGCTGCAGGTCAGCGGAGAGCTGGTAGGTGTACGCGCCGTCTGTCTCCGACATGTAGCCCTCGGGGTTCCGCACCAGGCGCAGGACGGCATCGGCTTCGATGTCGACCAGATCGGCTTGGAACGTCGCGGAGGCCGCGACCTTGATGTCGAGGTCCGCGATGCGGCGCTTGATCATTCGCTCGACTTGTTCGAGACGGCGCTCGATCAGCGCCATGACTTCTGGCTCAGGCTCTTTGGCCCACAGGGTCACAACGTCTTCTGCGGTCGCATGGGCCACGGGCTACTCCTCGTTCTTGGGCTCCTTCACCGGAGCTGTCTTGGGCTTGGTGGTGCGCGGCCTGCGGGCCGGCTTCTGTGCGAGGGCTTCGACAACCTCCCAGCCACCGGCCTCGATCAGCCGTTGGCCGTAGTCGTCGTCAACCTCCGCGAGACCACCGTTGGCTTTGGATCTGATTCGCATGTGGTCCTTTCAGACACCCCGGAAGGGGAGCCCCGAAGGACTCCCCAACCGGTGGATGTCAAGCCTGGATCAGGCTTCGACGGCGTCCACGTTCGTCAGCTTGACGAATGCGTCCTTGTCGTTGCAGTGGAAGGCGTACTCAGCCTCGACGCGGACTGCGACGAGGTTGTGCTGCCACAGCGACACGAAGTTGGGCTCCGAGGGGGTGCCCAGGTTCAGCGTGGCCTGATCGGTCACGTCGAAGGACAGACCGCCAACCTGGCCCCAGACCACCTGGCGGAAGTCACCCTGGTAGCCCAGCGTGGTCCCGGTGGCGACGTGGTCGCTCAGGATGGTCGGACGGGCCACGATCCGACCGAGGCGGAACGGGCTGTTCTCCTCGGTGTAGGTGGACTCGATGAACAGCGGGCGACCGCTCTTGTCCTTCGCGCCGTTGAGGATGGGCTCAACGATGTCGTCCAGAAGGGTGTGGGTCCACTTCTTGCCGGCGTTGACCAGCAGCGACAGGGCGTTGACGGCGACCGCGTCGTAGACGGTGAGGTCGGCGTTGGAGCCGGTGCCGTCCGGGTCCACCAGCGAGACCGACTTGGTCGTCTGCGCCAGGTAGGTGCTGAACGGGCTGTCGACGCCGTTGAGCGCCGCGCTGTCGAACGCCATCGCGAAGGCCGTACCGACCTTGGTCCGCATGGTGCCCAGGTAGTTGGCCGGGTTCGCACGAACCGTTTCAGCCGACGCCACGAAGATCGTCGCGATCTTGTGGGGGGCGATGGTCTGGCTGGACATGTTGCCCTTGGTGATGGGCTTCATGTCGCCTTCACCGATCCACTGCGCCGACACGTCACCGACCCAGTGCGGGATCTTCTGGCCGGTCGTGCCCATCGGGATCTTCTGGGCGAACTGCTGGACGATGGAGGTCTTCTCCGCTTCCGCGAAGTAGTCCTGTGCCTGCTCGGGCTCGAGGTAGCCCTCGAACATCGAGTCGCCGGTCTGGGCGATCTGGGCGTGGTTGACCGCGAACGCGGTTCCTGCTGCCATTACTTCATCTCTCCTTGAGATTGGTTGGGTGGGTTACTTTTTGATCCCGACGGCCTGCTTGATGGCCTCGAGGATCGGGTCTCCGTTGAGAGGCAGAGGCGCTTTGCCTCCGCGTCCCTGAGACGGGTCGAACGCAGGACTCTTGCCCTTGCTGTCGAATCCGCCGACGAGTTCCAGACGGGAAGCGACAGACTCGCTGATGCTGTCCCGGTCGGTGCCGTCGAGGATCTCGATGAACGCACGGACCTTGTCGTTGGGCACCTTGGCGTCGAGGGAGAGGTAGACCTTCTCCAGCTCGATCCAGGCAGCACCCAACTGGTTCTGCAGTTCGGTGAATGCGGTGTCGCGAGCCGCAAGCTCCTGCTGGTGCTTGTCGTTCAGCTCCTTGACAGCCGCGTCAACGGCGTCCTTCTTCGCCACGCGAGCGGCGGCAGCCTCGTCACGAAGCGACTTGACGTACGCTTCATCGAAGACCTTGCCCTGCGGTTCCATCGGCTTCCCGGCCTCCGGGGCCGGCGTGCTCTCTGGGGTGCTCTCGGGAGTGGGGTTGTCGGACATGTGTTTTCGCCTCCTGGGCATGTTGGTAGAACCCACCTGGGGTTCGAGGACTACGCCGCGAGGGCGTAGTTGGACATTGCGATCTCGCCACGGGCGAGACGGCGTCGGAGCGCGTTCTGCGTCTCCTTGTTGGTGTTCTTGGAGCGGGCCTTACCCGACGCGATGAGCGCGTCGGCTTCCTTGCTGGCGTCGATCCAAAGTTGCTGCGCCCGAAGGGCAGCGTCCCTTCCGGGCCAGTTCATTACGTCGAAGACCGGTATCGCCAGGCAGTCGCACCCAACGTGCCACTCCTCGACGTGTTCTTTGGTCTCCTCGCGGAACTTCGCGAGATCCTGACCGGCCTCGTTCCAGAGGTCGATCACGGTCTCGTCATCGAGGTTGATCCCCGCACTCTGCGCTGAGCGGTAGGCGAAGTTGCCCTTGTGGTTCAGCTCTGCGCCACGGGAAATCAGCATCAGACACCAGGCGCATGTTTCGCGCCCGGTGGCCACCCTCGCCCAGCCCTGCACGATCTGTGGGGCTGGGTCGTTCTTGACAGCGCCGATGATCTGTCGGCGTCCTGCCATCTCCACTTCGCGGACTGCAGCCAGGGCCGTCTTGGTAACCGCGCTGCGGGGAGAGTCGGCCTGCGACATCTCCTTTCGAGCGGGCTCCATGTTCTGGACGAACCACTCCCACTGAAGCTCGCTCCGCAACCTCTCGTTGCGGGGCAGCTCAGGGTGGTGCAGTCTGCGCTGGGAGTCGTAGAAGTTCCGGCCCAAGGAGGCAGCCTCTGCGTACCTCCGTTGGACCTCTGGGAACATCGATTGAAGCAGCCTCGCCCACTCAGGTAGTGAGAGAGCGGGACCGACGAACAGGCTGGCGAACCGTTGCACGTACTGCGCTAGGCCCGCCGTGATGGCGGCTTGAGCCGCTGCGTATTCCGCTGCGTTCAGGCGGCATCACCGCCCTCGATGGCCGGTTGAGCCGGCTTCGGGGGCGCTGTCGGGTTCGGGGAGCCCGGAACGTCCGGGTTCGGGTCGACCATCGTGCCGATGAGTCCGAGACCCATCGCGGCCTCTTCCTCATCCCAGCGGCGCATCTCTTCGCGCTCCTTGATGGAGTAGCCCATGTCGATGCGAGCACGCTCACGCGGGATGACACCCTGACCGCCGTTGAACATCTTCGTCGCGGCGTCGGCCTTGGCCGCCCACGTCGGAGTCGACGGGTCGCGCCAGATGACCTCCATGCGCTGCATCTGCGGCGTGACCTCGCCGCCCTTCATGATCCGGTAGGCGATTCGCATCGCCTCTTCCCATGCACCGCCGAAGATCAGGTTCTTGCGCTCGACCTTCTTGATGAGACGGCTCTCAGCGGCCCTGATCGCCTCAGCAGAGGCCGGATTGTCCGCAGCGGTGGAAAGGTACTGGGGAGGCAATCCCGTGTACGCAGCGACCTGTTTGGCGATCTGATCCAGCGCGTTGGTGAAGTTGGCCAGCTCTGCTGCCGAGAACTGCATGATCTTGCCCTCGGCGTCCTCGAACGCCAGGATGCGGGCGAGGTACGCGTCGAACAGCGCCTGGCCTGTGTCGGGGTCCACGCCGATCTCTTCGGGCTTCACGCCGAACATGAGCCGCTGTGGGACGCCCATCAGCTCTGCAGTCGACTGCATCAGCATCAGGATGCGAGCCGCCGCGTCGGTCATCGACCGAAGCTCCGGGGTGATCTCGCTGGTGCCGTACAGGTCCGAGAGCATCGTGCGGTTCGGCAGCGGCACGACCGGCACTACGCCGAGGCCGTGCGGGACGTTGAACCACTCGACCCAGTCGCCCTCTTCGTTCTTGAACCAGCCGAGGGTCTCCATCGTGGTGTACAGCGTCGAAGCCTGAATCTCGTTGCCCTCCTTGTCGTAAACGACTCGGATGGCCTTGGAGACGCGCCCGATGCGCGGATCGATCTCCGCGTGCATGCGGGTGGGCGGCTCGACCCGGATGATCGGGACCGTCTGGTCCCAGCTCAGGTCGATGTTCGGATCTGGCTTGCTGATCGTGATGTACGACCTGCCGTGGACGTAGGCGTCGGTGTAGCCAAGCGGTGCCTCGATGTCGAGGTTGTTGGCCTGCCACCAGTTCCACAGCTCCTCGTCGGCCTGGTCGGCATCTCCGAGGCGGAAACCCTCAGCGGCCTGTCGCTCCGCGATGGAGTCGACGTACAGGCGCGGGTATCCGACGTGGGCCAGCAGGCTCTGCATCTGCCTGGGCACAGTGACGCCGATGGCCTCTGGCCGGCGTTCTGCTTCGTAGTAGGAGGTGTTGGCGTCGAGATCCTTGACCGAATCCTCGAAGGCCGAGATCATCTCGTCTCGGGCCTCTTCGGGGTTGTCGATCTCCTCCATTCCGGGGAGTGGGGCTGTCATCGGACTGCCACCACGCGGCCCGTGCGGGCCTTCTTGCTCATGAGGTACTCCTGTCGGGCTCCGAAGGCCATCACTGCACAGACCGCGGCATCAATCTTTTTGCTGCTGTCCTTGGTGACCTTGCGAATTGCTATGGCGTCGTAGGAAGTTGGGTGCCGCTTCGCGTTCAGAACGTGTTGCCGAAGCACCGGGTTGCCGTCGTGGAACAGCTCGCGCTCGATGACCGCGTCCTCGAACCGCTCGCAGTCGAAGGCGAACTTCTTCTGCTGCCCGCGCATGTCGAATGCGACGGGGTTGTTCGGACTGGCCTTGACCTTGAGCTTCTTCTTGTACGTGCGGCTCCACTGGTCGACGTACGCCTCGAACTCCTTCACGTCGGCGCGGAACGCGACAACGTCGTATCGGGCGAACGCTGAGTGGACGGCGGCGTCCACGTCCTCGCGAGGAACCTCACCGCCGAACTTGGCGGGATCCCAGACGTTGAGGACGAAGAGCATCCCGTCCTCGATCCGGCACGCCACCAGGGCGGTCCAGTCGTTGGACTTCGAGCCGTCGAACCCTAGGGCGATCTTCTGCCGGGGTTCGAGCTTGAAGATGGGATCGATCAGTGCGACCCGGTCCCACTCCTGCGGGCTCAGCCACGAATCCTCAGAGGCGTTGACCTGATTGAGGAACTTGCGCCGGGACTCTGTCATCGAGTTCTTGGTCGACAAGACCGACTTGATGATGTCCTCGACGGGCAGCCATGTGCTGTCGCCTCTGGCGATGATGATGCCCTGGCGCAGCTTCTCGATGCCCTCCTCGAATCCCTGCGGATCTTCCTTCTGCGAGGGGATCTCAGAGAGCGGGGTGTCAGCCGGCGCTTCCAGCGCGTCGTACATCATGCCGGTGTCGATGGACTTCCCGGACTGCACGTCCTGCCACTCGACGTACGCCTTCTCGGCTACCGTCTCGGTGCCGGGGATGTGGGCGTTGCAGATGCTCAGCGTGCGAGCACCGTCGACCTTGGTCATGTTGCCCTCGATGACTTCTGACATCGAGTGGCCTTCGTTGACCTTGCCGTCTGGGCCCTGGCCCCACCACTGGGTCTCGTTCTGCACCACGAAGGTTGGGCGGTTGCCCTCCATCGAAGCGGGGCTCGAGGTCGCAGCCTCGATGCGGCCACCGGCTGCGGAGTAGATGATGAACCGGTTCACGTCCAGGCCGTAGTCGGCCTTCAGCTTCTTGCTGATCATGACCGGGAAGAGGCTGAACGTGTTCTTGGTCTGGTCCTGGCTGACGGCAGCGACCGTGATCCACGCGGCGTGGCGCGGTCGTCCGACTGGGTTGCCGTCAGGGTCGAAGTGTGAAAACGCTACTGGGCCACAGAGTTCCGCGAGGCACAGGGCTGCGGTGAACGGATCCTTGCCCCACCCCTTGAGCCTGCGGATGACTCCCTCGCGGTAGACGTACTGGCCCTTGTCGTCTACGGCGTACCACCAGAGGACCAGGCGAACCTGCTCGTCGGTGAGAAGCATCATGTTCTCGTTGACCGGGATGCCCGCTTCGGACATCTCGATCAGGAGCTTCAGGCGGTTCGGATCGTCGTGCCCGCCTGGGGTATTGACGTATTCGGACATCCAGGCGATGACGCCCCACCCAAGGGTCTTCTCAGGTAGGTGCCACGCACCGTCGACCGTCCTGGCCCACGACGGGCCGATGATGTGTGGAGGAGACGGGGCAAGCTCCACGCGGTTGTTGAGGCTCACCCCGCCTCCTTCCTGGTGTCTGTCAAGGCTGGCGCAGGAATGCGACAGCTGGGAATCGGTTGTACAAGTGCGGCCACTGTTCGCCGCGAGTCGCCTTGGCGAGGAACCCGATGGCGTCGATGATGGCTCTGGCCACCGCGATGCCTTCGCGCAGAGGATGTCCGGCCAGCTCTCCGAGCTGGGCCACGACAGAGTCCTTGCCGCCCCAGAATCCCTTGACCGTCATGACGATTCGTCCGATGGCCACTTGGTATTCGTGCATGTCGTCCTCCTTGATGGAGGCGTACATGTCGCCTTCGTGGGCGTAGTCGCGGACCTCGAACCCGTAGACCCTCATGGCCTGTTCGAGCGCCTCAAGGCGGTCCTCGAGGATGCCCATCGTGTCGGGACCAGCGACCGGGTGGATCCACTCATCGAAGTGAGCGAAGCCCTTCTGCCGCATGGGATTACCCCACAGCACGACCTTCTTGAGCCGACGCACGTACTTGTGGAGTCGACCCTTCGGGTTGATCAGTTCGTGCTTGAGCACGTAGCTGACCGCGATGGCACCTTGCGAGTAGCCGGCCATGCTGAACTCGTCGTTGTTACCGGCGAGCTTCAGCTCGATCTGCTTGACCAGCTCCTCGATGGCCTTCTCGTAGGAGGGCTTCATCGGGAAGGCAGCGGCAGGGTAGTTGCCGATGGGCTGCCAGCGGTAGATGTCCAGCACGTCCCGCGCTACGTCGGCGGGCAGGCCCGGACCCAGCGGATCCGGCATCCCGGTGCCGTGGACTGTGAACAGCCACGGCTTGGCCGGGAGCAGGTAGGCCAGGTCGCCGTCAGTGACGATCCCGTCCGGGGTCTGGTGAGTGCGCCGCTCGTACTCCTTCTGGACTTCAGCGTCATCCAGGCCGAAGTAGGCGTCCTCGCGGAGCTTGCCCGCGTAGGAGACGAACCGGGCCTTCATGACCCGGATCCACCTGTTGACGATCTCCCCTTGGGAGCCGAGCGTCAGGCTCATCGGTCCTCTGGCCGACGCCAGGCGGTCGTGGGGTCGAACGCGCTGTACGCCTGCGCCCCGTTGAGGATCTGACTGGCCAGCGGGCCGAGGTTGATCGACTCAGCGGCACGCTGCACGTCGTTGAGGACGTTGCCCACCACGTCTTGGACCTTGGTGACCTCAGCCTCAGCGACCCTCTTGGCCTCGAGAACTTGCTCGATGCCTTCGGTGATCTTGTCGGCAGGGCTCTTGTCGTCCCGGTTCGGTGTGCCGAACGTCGCGCCGCCGGCTGTCAGGGCTGCGCCGAGGCAGCCAAGGATCTCACCGACGCTCAGGACCGACAGGTCCGGTCCACCAGCCGCGACCGCTGCCGCGCCGAGACCGGCTGTGACAGCGGCCATTACGGCCTTGGCGATGACTGGGAATGTGTACTTCATCGTGCTCCGTTCGCGGCGATGTACGCCTTGAGTGCTTCTGGATTGATGCGCTCCACGTCAGCCAGCACCTGCTTGGCGTGGTTGACCAGGAACGGATCCGGGGTGTTGCCTCCAGGGCGAATGACGCCAGCGAGGGTGCCGCGAGCGGCCCGAACCACCAGATCGATGGCCCACATCTCGCCTCGCTCCGCGCTCTTCTCGACGCGGTCCTCCCAGCCGAATGTCCGGGCATCCAACGCGACTCCCACGGCGGTACGCCTGCGGTTGTTGTTCTCGCGGTACATGTCCTCGTTCTGGAAGAGCTTGCGAAGCTCGCCGTACTCTGGCGCTGCAACCCAGCGCATGAGGTTGAGCAGTTCGCGCTGCTCGTCGTTCGATAGTGCGGACAAGAAGTCGTCCTCCTCTGAAATGAGTTCGAGTAGTTGGTCACCGAGGGCCATCGCCAGGTCGAACCGGCGTCGGCGGTCGGGCTTGCCGTTGAGCCCGCCGTTGATCGCGGCGGTTACCGCGTCGAGGCCGCGATAGGTGATGTCACCGATCCGCCAGGTCGCCCCATCGCCTGCGTCGACCAGGGCGTTCATGGGTCGCTGTTCGGTCCAGTACCAGGCCGCTCCGATGCCAGCCCACTTCGTGTCGGCCAGCTCGCGGTAGTTCACGACGAAGTAGTCCGGTGTTGGCACCAGACCGCGCTCGAAGCACCACGCGGAGAAGTCGCGGTAGTTGTAATCCCAGGTGATCTGGACCCACGTCCTGCCGATGTACGGCGCGTAGCGCCCGTTCTTGGCGATCTCCTCGGTGTACTCGAACGAGACCGACTCATGACCGATCTCGGCCAGCCACGCCGCGATGCGGCGGGGGGTCGTGCAGTCCGACTGGATCAGGCCGTCACGAACGGCGGGGTACAGAACCCGTGCCCGATCGATGCTCAGACCAGTTGCGCGAGAGAGGATCTCGGCCTTGTCGACACCAGTCGACACGCTGTCCTCGAGCTTGGCGTCCAGGTACCAGAAATCGTGGAAGAGCGGATCGTTCCAGGCGCGTGCGTAGTCGTAGAGGTCCACGCCGATACCGCCGGCGCGGTTACCGTGGGACTCCCAGTCGACGCCTCGCTTGGACACCTTCACCGGGCCACCGGGGATGTCCATCGTCATCAGCGTGCAAGCGGTGTGGGAGTACATCCCGCCGCCGCCGTGCTGAAGCCCGACGAGCATGACCGGGGTGAACCCCAGAGCGGCCACGCCGCCCGGAGGCAGGCGCTTGAACCCCAGGTCGAAGACGATCTTGTGGTTGAGCCGGAAGCTCTCGGTGGAGCCGTACCGGTTACCGACCCAGTCGGTGCGACCGCCGTACCAGGCGGCGGTCTGTAGCACCAGACCAGAGCAGTCGGTCGACCTCTTCGGGTCGTTGGTGAACGCCCCGCCGTAGGCGTACGGGAGGCCGTTGCGAGCGCGGGCCATGTCGTGGACCCACTGCGCTCGCTCGCGGGTTACGACGAAGGTCATTAGACCCCCAGTGCCAGCGCGAGCACCTTGATCACGGCGTCATCGATCTCACCGGGAATCAGGTCCGGGCGGTCCTTGAGGAACTTGACGGCCTTCTTCAGCGCGAAGATGGCGATCTTGACTTGGATTGCCTGCATGGCAACTCCTTTCGTTGGTGGATGTCAAGTAGTGCGCCCGAGGGGAGTCGAACCCCCACCTCCTGGTCCTTCAGCCGCATCGGCTCGTCAGCCGAATGCGTTGTGTGCCTTCACCAGCCGTCCTGCCGATTAAACGACGGGCTGCAAGTTGGAATGCCCGTTGCATTCAGTCGGGGAACGGGCTCGAAAACCGAGCTAGGGCAACACCTCTCAGGTAGGTGGCCGCAAGCTAAATCGGGTAGAACGGTTGCCAGGTGGGCGTCGGTGTGACTACCACCTGGATGTTCTTGATGTTGTCGTTGCCCGCGTAGATCGCGAGCCACAGGTCACACTGCTCGACGGCAGTGAGCATGCTGTCTGCGACGAAGAGGTACTCAGTCCATGAGTTCGGATCCGCTGGATCCGCCTCTGGGTGGTTGAGCGCGTCGTAGCGCAGCGCGTAGGTGTATTCGTCCATCTGTCTCCTAGTAGGCCCGTGCGTAGGCGCGTCCGTTGCCGCCCTTTCCACCGGAAGAACCGATGAAGAGGCCACCGGTCGCTCCCGCACCGGCTGCCCCCGGAACGCCGCCTGCCTGGCCGCTGGTGCGGCCACCGGTAGCGCCGGGGTACGTGATGCCGTTGAAGGTGAAGTCGGGTGAGCTTGCGCCTGCGACGTTCGCGCCGACGATGCCGCCGATACCGCCGATGCCCAGCTCGCCTCGCAGGATCTCTGTCGAGGCCGTAGTCGGGCCGGCGTACCAGCTCGTATTGGATCCACCGCCTCCGGGGAGGCCGGGGATCGCGCCGCCGAGGCCGGTGCCGCCAGAGCCGCCGAATCCGACTACCACGCAGAGCTGGGTCAGATCCCACGGGATGTCGACGCCTCGAATGAGGATCATCGCGTCCCAGGTGCCTGCCTGCCCGCCGAAGCCGTTCACAGCGCAGCAGCCCGAGCCCTGGCCCCCGCCCCCACCGCCGATGGCGATGAGGTCGATGCGTGAGCAGAACGTCGGGATGTTGTAGATCTGCACCGCGCCGCTCGACGTGTAGTTGAACGTCGTGGTGGCTTCGGTGAACTCAGGCCATGCGAGGTCGTTGCCGAGGAAGATCCGGGAGGGTGTCTCGGTGCCGACGCGGAACAGCGGACTGACGGTGCCGAGTCGAATCGCCATGTCAGCCCACAATCACGTAGAACGTCGTCGCGACCTTCGGGGAGAGCGCGGTGTACGCGGCCATCGTCATCTTGCGGAAGTCGAGGACCGTGCTGTCCGAGGACGGGACGCCGGCTGGTCCTTGAGAACCAGTGTCGCCCTTGTCACCCTTATCGCCCTTGGGGCCTTGGAGACCGGTGTCACCTTTCGGGCCGGTGGCTCCTGTATCACCCTTCGGGCCTGGATCACCTTGCGGCCCTTGAAGTCCCGTGTCACCCTTGTCGCCTTTGTCACCCTTGGGGCCTTGCTGCCCCTGAGCGCCGTCAGCGCCTGCCGGTCCTTGCTCACCGTCTGCGCCCTTCAGCGAATCGAGCCATTCGGCCTCTGTGCCGACGAAGCCCTCTTCGAGCGCGACCTGATACGCCGAGTAGCCGAGCGGACCCCGCTCTCCGGTGTCGCCCTTCGGGCCTTCCAAGCCGCGTGGGCCGGTAGCTCCGGTGAGACCCTGCGGTCCCATCTCGCCCTGGTCGCCTTTGTCGCCCTTCGGACCCTGTGCGCCGTCGACTCCGTTGGTGCCAGCAGGACCGGTCGCACCGGTATCGCCCTTCGGACCTTGGGCTCCGGTGTCTCCCTTGTCACCCTTCGGGCCGGTCGGCCCCTGGATGCCCTGAAGACCCTGGTCACCCTTCGGACCTTGGAGCCCGGTCTCGCCGCGCTCGCCCTGGAAGCCTCTCGGTCCCTGCGGGCCAGCCGGCCCGTGGACATCGAGTTCGTTCCAGTCGGTGCCGTCGCTGAGCCAGAACTTGTTGAGGTCGGAGGTGTACCACAGCTCGTACTGATGCTGTGCTGCGTCAGGCAGGTCGACTAGGACCGCGCCATCGACCTGTAGGCCGTTCCCTCGCGGCCCCGGTGGGCCTTCCGGCCCTCTGGGTCCAGCCTGGCCCGGAATGGCGATCAGGTGGCCCTGGGGACGCCTGGGAGTGATCACACCGCGTGGCTCGCTGAGCTTGCCCGACTCGAGGTGGCCGTGCGGCCCCTCTGGCTTGACCGTGACGCTGCCTACCGGCTGTTGGTCGACGCCGAGCACCGATCCGGTGGGGGAGCCGACGTAGGAGACTGCGGGCTTACCGTCCGGGGACGATCCTCGTAGCCTCATCAGCCCAGCCTCTGGACCGTACCCAGCGCAATCGGGTCGCCACCGGCCTCCTCGCCTTGCGCCAGGAAGACCAGTTGCCACTTCACGCCGCGCCCGATGGTGTCGGCCTCTTCGGACTCGATCTTGATGGTCGCGGTGGTGTCTTCGATGACGAAGTCCCAGATGGTCAGCGGATGCCTACCCGGCTCCTGCACCGTGACGGTGACGGCCTTGCTGGTGCCTGTCAAGTTGGTGATGTCAGCAGTGGTGACCGGAATCTCTTGCAGCCCAAGCTCATTGACGAACTCGATGGCGTACGTGCGGTTCCAGTAGAAGTCGGTGCTGACGGTGCTGACCGCGCCGATCAGACCGGCGAAGCCGTTGAAGAAGTTCTTGACCGCTGTGGAGGTCACGTCGACCGCGAAGGTCACGACTCCGACCTCATCGAACGAGCGCCGCGAGGTCACGACGAGCTTGAAGTTCAGCGCGTCGGTGACGGTCATCTCGACATCGACGCCCAGGAGCTGGTCGAACGTGTCGAAGAAGTCGTTGGCTGCCTTGTTGATCGTGTTGACCAACTGCTCGTTGAGCGGCTTGTCGGCGTTGAGGTTGAAGTTCAGCGTCCACGCGGGGTACAGCGAGACGGGGGAGACCTCCGCGTTGCCCGCTCCGACCGCCGCGTCCACGGCGTCTTGGATGTCCCCGGCCAGACCCTGCGGGTTCTCCGACACGTCGTTGAAGTCGATGGCCGGCGTGTCGGTGCCGTTGATGTTCAGGGCGTACGTGCCCCCGGTAGCTCCGGTGACGTAGACCTGATGAAGTGCGTTGTGCTCGCCACCGGTCTGCAGCTCGAAGAAGAGCCTGCCAGGTGGGTATGCGATGGGATCGCCTGCGGCGTCGAGGTTTTCGAACGTCCACTTGAAATCGCGGCCCCGCCAGAGGACCAGGGTGTCGGCGTCTACCCGAATGCCGATGTCGGCCATGTGGTGGTTCCTTTCGAAATGGGTGGATGTCAACCCCGGAGGGAGGAGCTACTGGTAGCGGCAGTGCTCTAGAAACCCCCTCCGGGGGACCATCAGCCTCCGTTCGCCTTGGCGAGTCGCTGCTTGAGCACGTCGGTTACGTCAACGACGTTGCCTCCGGTGTCGGGTCCAGAGTTCCGTTCGACTTCGAGTCGAACGCGTCGTCGGTCTCCTTCGGTCAACAGCAGCGCGGAGAGCATCTGGTTGATGGCTGTCAGCTTCATCGCGCCCACGGGCTTGCCGTTGTGCTGGGCGGCGATCAGCTCTTGATTCAGCATGAACAGCGTCATGCGGGCGAACTGCCAGTCGGTGGGCTCGTAGTACTTCACGGCTGCCGACTGCCTGATCGATTCGTACATCTCTGTGATGAGCGGATGAGTCTCACCGAGGTGGCTCACGTCCCCCAGTTCGGGGATCTTCACCGTGCCGATCACCTGGACCGTCTCGGTGGGGTTCTCGTTGACGTTGCGCCGAACCCGCTCTTCGTCTCGTTTTCCTACTGGGCCTCGAGCGCCCACTGCGACCTCCTGGGTCTAGGCAGGCTCCTGGCCTGCGGTTTTAGAGTTGCCCAGGATGGCGTTGCGGCGGTCGTTTCCTCCTGGCCTTGTTGTTCCGACGAGCGGCTATGCCCTCTTCGGATGATTTCTTCGCGTGACACCTGTGGCATGCCGCCCGAAGGTTGGATCTTGAATGGTCGTTGCCGCGTTCGATGTGGTCGACCTCAGATGCAGTCCCCACGCACCGGTCAGCGAGACGAATCTCGCAGATCCAGTGCGCGTCAGCGAGAACCTCGCGACGTATCTCGTCCCAGTTCTCCGGGAGGGCATGCCGGCGTTGAGAGCCGGCCCAGCTCATACGATCAGATCAGCCAATGTGGACCCAGCCCGAACGGCTGCGTCCTCCCAGTAGTGGACGGTGTTCGATTCCAGTCCGACCTCGTAGCCGAGGGGCTCCGGGAGGATCCGGCCCTGCATGGACAACCAGCGGTTGCCGCCGAGGATCAGTACGGAGCCCGGTTGCGGAACAACGTCGCCTTCAGCGGGCTCTTGCCCGTCAGGTGGCGGCATCATTCGATGACTCCGTATCTCTTCCAGACCGCGATCATTGCGTCGGCGGCAGCCGCGCTGCCGACGAATCCCATCAGCCGCATCCTACCTCCTGCCGTGTACATCGCGTACCCCTCAGCAAACAGCTCCGACCGGCCTGCAGCCAGATGCCAGTCGGGGGATGTCTGCCCCTGACCTGGGGGTTTGTTGGGTCCGTACTTGTAGTAGTTGATGATGTTCGGGTTGGTCAGCACCCACTTCTCGTGGATGTCCTTCCACTCCGGGTCGTTGTGGATCCGGCTGACGGCGTACTGCGTGCCGCTGTCCGGTGGCCACTCGACGGCCTTCTGCTGGTTCTTGAGCCAGGTGAAGTCGATGGCGTGGCCGAGTTCGTGGGTGTAGACGTTGACGCTGCCGCCCGGATAGTGGACCGAGATGAAGATCTCGTTGGTCGTCGGGTCGTAGTAGCTCAGCGTTCCGACCTCGCGGCCATCCGCGATCTTGTCGGTCGACGTGGTGTTCGTCTTCTTGGCGTACTCAGCCCAGCCCGGTGTGTTGTCGGCGCGGGTGCCGACGTGAAGCCGGGTGCCCCTCTCGGCCAGCTCGCGCTTCATCCGATCCGGCAGCGCGTCGAACAGATCCTTCTGCTTGGCCTTCTCGGTGTCGGTCAGACCCTCACCGAACTCGATGATGACCTTCTTCGGGTTCTTCGGTCCAGTCGAGCCGCCCGAGCCGCTACCGGCTCCACCGCCACCGCCGACTCCACCGGTACCCGCGTTGCCGGTGCCTCCGGCCCCGCCACCGCCGCCACCGGCAGACCCGCCGCTGCCGCCTACGCCTGAGCCTGATCCAGATCCACCGGATCCTGGCCCCTTCTTGTTCTTGGCTCCTGTCCCTGGACCGGGACCGCCTGAGCCGCCCCGTCCTCCCATGAGTCGGAAACCTGCTTTCTGCGTCTGTCCCAGAACGTCGGGTACTCCCGAACGTCTGGAAGGTCGATGTCGTCGCAATAGCGCAGCCGGCCATAGGCCAGGAGCAGCGCGGGACGCTTGCGGATGATGAGTTCTTCGATACCGGCGCGGAATAGCGCCTGGTCGACCTTGCTCGAGCGGATGCCCATTGAGCTGAGTGCGACCGTGGACCCCTCCGGGATCCCGTCGAAGCAGAAATCGAACGAATCCGGCGTGCTCCAACACGCCGTGGGAATGACCTCAATTCCCTGCGACTGCCAATACGCACCGCACCAGCGGGCGCGGTACACATTCCAGACCTGTGCGGCCCGTGGCATATCGCGCCACAGGCTGAAATCGGGCGTCAGAGCGGCACCGACCGCTTTCACGCGGTCCAAAAGGCGCTCCGGGCTCGACCAAACGGTCTCGAAACGGTAATCGTCAAGGAAGAAGTGCAGAGCGCCGCCCGAAATGGCGGCGTATTCGCGATGACGCGGCATATTCCACGCCGCGAGGTTGGCCGGGACGAAGTCGGTCGGCTGAATATCCGGTATTCCGGTTGCGGATGACGATTCGAACGTCATTCGCAGATTCAGGACATCGAACTTGCCCGGTTGAGTGTCCCAGTTGACACTCGTCCGAGTGCCAAACAAGAGTGAACACCCCTTATCTGGCCGCGCACTGGCGCGGCCTCTAGATCCTGCGGCTGCAGGATCGGATTATGACCGGCCATCAGGGCCGGTCTTCTAGTCGAGCGCCCGGTGGCGCTCTCCAGCGCCGCGCCTGCGGCGCTAGTAGAGGGGCTTTAGCCCCTCATAATAGAGATACGTGTAATACCTTGACAGCCACCCTGCAGGTGGCTCAGATCACATATTGTATGACCGGTACTCGCAATTGCCGACGTGGTTGAACCTGGCGACCCGCGCCAGGATCTTCATCGGGTGGCCCATCCGCAGCCCGCAGTGCGGGCACTCCCACCAGTAGCGATTCGGTCTCTCCTGCGTCTTGATCCGGTGCCTTGACATCTCCCTCGCCTACCCCCTGCGGGGGTGGGGAAACCCGCTCCTGGGCGCGTACAGCGCCCGCCTGATGCCTCCCAGGCCCGAGGCCGGCTCTGATGGACTTGGAAACCCGTACACGATGGCTCAGCCGCA